ATTTTATCCTAATATAACATCATCAATTTATTTTCTACTTTATCATACTCATCCAAAAAACCTTTGAATTTATTCCTGCTAAAGAATTTATACATATTACTTGGATTGGGTAATTCGTATGTTTCATATTGGTTCAAAATCCTCTTTCTTATTACTTGAGGGATTTTTCTAAAATCAACTAAAATTTTATTTGCCTTATATCTTTCTACAAGGTTGTTATCTTCAATCCACTTTTCAACACCTTCCGCCATAACAACTCGAAGCATTTTATCACCAAATGATGGTTTTCTCTTTCCTGCTGGCCAATCTAAAGGTGTTCTTATATTGAATATATCGTCTTTCTTCTGCCCCATCAAACATAATTTAGCAATAAATTTTTCTGTATTTTCTTCCTTTATATATGTCTCTTCATTAGGGCAAAACAATTTTACATTTGGCAATCCTGTCAGTTGAAGAAAATCTTCATCATTGGAAATAATGACATAATCATTCTCTGGTTTATCCATACATAATATAGCGATTATATCATCTGCTTCTGCCGATTGAATTTTTATTGTTTTGAACGGCAAATTTTCTCGTAACTCATCTGTAAAATTATTCAATTCATCAAAAAATACTTGCCAGTTGACACCTTTTGTTTTATCTCTTTGTATTTTCCTGGATTCTTTATATCTTTTCCAGTACACTTTTCTCCAAGAGATAAAATCATCAACCGCCAGAACTACACCAGAGACATTATTCGCCTTATATAAAGAACGATATACATTATTGATAATCATGTATTTCCATAACTGGAAGTTTGGTTCCGCTTGTTCCAAACTTACTTCTTTTGTGAAAAATACTCTGTATACAAGATTGTTGAAATCAACCAAAATTACATTTTTTCTATCCAACACAATATCAAACCCCTATTCCTTTGCTTCAAGTCTTTTTTTAAGTTGCTCTATTTTTTCTTTTTTTGCCTTCACAAGATAATCATCATAGGGCTTCCAATCTCCCTTCCTGCTTTTTTTCATTGTTGCTATATCTTTTTCTAACTCTTTTATTTGTATTCTTATTCCCTCTTTTTTATCATTGCCTTCATTTAGAAAATTGTCAATTTTTTCGGTTATATTCATTACTTTCTCCATCCTACTATTATACCATAAAACTTGTCAATTGTAACCATCAAATTATTGTTATTTTATATGTCTTTTTTGCTTCCCTTCCATATAAACCATTTGATTTGCTCTGAATATTGGAGAGCCTTTACAGATCATTCCCCAATGCTCATACTTCTCCCCTGTATCGTCTTGATCGTGCCATCTGTCGTTTAATAATTGATAACTTAACCATGTTCTGCGGGGATCAGATGGGTCTTCAAAATAAAATTTCTGGTCATCATATCCTATTGCCACAACATAATGTCCCTCATTCCATATATCATTATATGTAAATCCTATTTGATGTCTTTTATCATAATCTGCCCATGCTTGTAAAGTTATTATGACAGGCCAACCATTATCAATAGAATTTTTAAGGTCATCTATTGTCAACCCACTTCTTGTTTCTACATCTATACCATAATATGTTGCCCCCACAATTAAACTTGTAACGGGTGTCCCATGCTCGGGTGATGATCCTAATTGTTTCATTATCATCTCTTCTCTCATATCCAAACCATAATATGCCAGAACAGATTGTAATGATAATGCTCCACAGTCATAATCATATGCTTGGCGCAATTCGGGGAAGTCCAAAACTTTTGCTGTTTTGGGTATTACTCCAACTGCCCCTCCGCCAATTTGTTCATCTACTATATATTTTTTTAGGCGCATTGTTTATACCGTTATTGCTCTATTGATTTTGTTGATAGCATCTTTAACACTATTTACTGTTGTCTTACGAAATTTTATTCTACCTGAAATATATTCTATAATACCAGCATATGAATAGTGGAGTTTTACATAGTTAGAATTTTCTATTATTCCACTAATCCATTTTTCCTTTGGGTCAAGAGATATAGTTATCAATATTGATGTACGATGTTCCCCACCAAGAGTGCTTTTATATACCTTGACATAAGGTGCTTTTATTCCTGTTTTCAGTTTTTCTATTGCTGAATCCGCTTCTTCTGGCGTAAATGATTCGGTTATATATTTTTGTAGTCTCATTTTAATTCCTCTCTTCAATGAGATATTTGTCTACTAATTGGTCTATACTTTCCTTTTTCATCATTGGTTTCATTCCCTTCATTCCACACTTTGGACAACTGCTTCTATATGATGAAAATTCAGATTGTAATGTATGACCGCAATGACTACATTTAAATTCATTTTTATGTGTTTCCATTATCGTGATTCTCCATTTTTTACTAATTGATGAGAATAATAGTCTATAATCAGTTTGTCAATTTCCTTTTCATCGGTAATGCCGTGATCTAAAACATATTCGGTTACATACTTTATTATCTCACCGACCTGTTTCCCTGGTTTCATTCCAGTAAGTTTCATGACATTATCGCCACTTACTATCTTCACCGTATTATTTATGACTTTCTGCCCAAACTTTTCCTTCGTCTCTATTGCCTTGTTCACGATTTCTTCAAATTCGTGACTATCCATAAATTGCTCACCACGGGATGCCCAGTCTGCTTTAGCAACAGCAACCAGAACGTCCCAATTCTTATCTGTGGCAATCTTGAAAATTTTGCTTGGTTTCATATCCATTATTTTATGAAACTTCATATGATTAGCAACAGCAAAGAAAAGTTTTTCTTTTTCATCATTGCTGAACTTCAATCTATCACCAATCTGGTTGACTAAATCTATACCCTTCTCTTCATGCTCAAGGTATGTTGGTGTTCCATCTGGTTTTCGAGCAAATGTAATACCCTTGCCTACATCATGCAATAAAATTGCTATATTGATAAGAGGGTCTTTGAGTTTGTTTGCTTTCAATGCTGATAAAATATGTTGCCAAACATCACCTTCGGGGTGATGTTCTATTTTCTGTTCCATTCCTTTCAGTTTGGTAATTTCGGGAAGTATCAATTCCAATATTCCCATTTCATCAAGATAGATAAGATACTTTGCAAATTTATCTCCTGTCTGTCCCGCTGCTTTCCATATTTCGTCCTTTACTCTTTCCACAGAAAGTTTCAATATGTTTGGTGCTAAATCTTTAACTGCTTTGCTTGTTTCGGGGTCTATTTCTAAATCAAATCTGGATGCAAATCGCGCTGCCCTCATCATACGAAGATGGTCTTCACCAAATCTGTCTCTTGGATTTCCAACAGTTCTCAAAACTTTATTTTTTATATCCTTCTGCCCGTCAAAGTAGTCAATGATATTTCCATCTTTATCAACTGCCATTGCATTGATAGTGAAATCTCTTCTTTTTGCATCTGCTTCAAATGACACAGCGACCTTCACGCTCTCGGGTCGTCTGCCATCGAGATATTCTCCATCTTCTCTAAATTGAGCAACTTCAAAACTATGCCCCTCTTCTCTGACAACTACTATACCAAAATCTTTTGATTTACCTATGTCATATGTTTTGTATAGTTTTTGAAGTTCTTCAATGGGCATGTTGGATGCTATATCAATATCATGTGGATCTATGCCCAAGATAATATCTCGCACACTTCCGCCCGTTATGTATGCTTCATAACCTTTAGCAGTAATTTTTTCTAAGACTTTGATGGCGGCACGGAGCATAGAATTAGATTTGACATATGCTTGCCATTTTTTGAGTTGTTCTGCTTCAAATAGATAAAATCGTCTGAAGTCCATTAGTATATAAACTCCCCCACCTGATGAACCGTTATATTAAAGGTGCTAAAAAGAATGAGAACTTCTTTCAGGCATTCATTCTTTCCACCACCACAAATATAAGACCCCTGCCATTGCTTTAGAAAACCAATATTTATTTCTCCTGGAAGAAAAATGGGTTCACTATACCAGACACTACTTTCTTTACGCCATGGTGCAATATGTTTTGGTGTTCCTCCAGATTCGGCATCTAAATTGGGTATTGCTTTTCGCCAATCTTCTTCTTCTATATCTCTGGAATCGGTAACTCTTTTTTCCAGCATAAAACGAATTGCTTTCTTCAATGTTCCTGGTTCTATACCTATATCCATCCAGCCCCGAAAGAAACCATATCCCTTATCTATATATTCAGCATCTTCTACTTTGGCTTCATTCATATCATAATCATATAACCAATTTTTTATTGAGTCTTTATTATCTTCTGAACCAACGGTTTCCCCATTATAGAAAAACAGAAGATTTCGCTGAACATTCAAAAATTCAACAAAGGCATTCATTTTAAAGTGAATATATTTTTTATATTGAGGTTGAACGTCAACGATGATAACATTATTTGTTCTCTTATCTGAAATGAATTGTTGAAGTCTCATTCTACCACCTTGGCATTTTGCCTGATGCTTCTTTCTTCAAATAATCAATGGCAAATTTCATTAATGCCTTATTTACACTTCTTGTTCCTGGTGGATGAAGGATTTTGTTCATTCTCGCAAATATTTCATCAAGTTCTTCATCTATTGCTTTTTTTATAAACTCTTTCTTTTCTTCGTCCGATGCTTCAACTTCATCATATTCTGTTAGATATTTGTTTAGCTTCATTTCACTTCCTTTTTCGAAAATGCATTCACAGCTTTTAGCACTTTTATTATTTTATTATTATTTCGTTGGAGTTGTCGTTGTTGGTTGTGATAGTGTACCGCTTGCTACACCATTTAAGAATTTGTAGCCGAATTCTGCTCCTGCAACAGACAAACCACCAATGATCACGAAATGCACCCAATTAAACGGTGTTGTATTGTATCCTGTTTCAGCAAGGGCCAAAAGAACAGTTATAAGACCAGCCGCCGGCTGTACTGCCCAACTTGGCAACCATTTCTTTATATATTGAGTAACTAAAATCGTGAACGACCCGATTTCCAATATAGCATTAATATCTATAAAACTTGGTAGTGGCATTTTATCACCTCACTATACTTTCGATTTAATCTTTGATATAATATTCTCAATAAAAGTCTTTGCATCCCCTGCCAATTGAGAACTGATTTTCTCTAAATCTGGAATAGTATCTAAAATCAAATGATTTTTTATTGTTTCGATCTCTGCACCAACTGTTAACCATTGGTTGTCAAAATATGTTTTGACTGATTTATTTTGAAAATAGTTGACAACAATTATTATAACACCAATTACACCTACTGCTCCCAAATATAAAAGTTCCATTGTATTTCCCTCCTACAATTATTTTATGTGGTTTACTACATTGTTAATATAATCACTCTCTCCTAAAAGGTCAAATTATTTTACTTTTCTCATATAATTTCCATCTTTTGTTCTTACCCAAAATGGACGGTTATATCTTGTTTTCTGCATATATTGAGTTATTGCATCACTTGACTTAAATCTCAATCTCTGTCTGTCTGCTCGCAAATTGTTATAAAAATCATCTGTCTCTACATCAAATACAGGAAGATCTTGTTTCATACCATCTGCAAAAATATCATCTACATCTGTTGCAATCTTTCCGGGCTCAACACTTCCCTTATCATGTGTCGCCACCGTCGCGTCTTGCTCCGGTGATGTTCCTGTTCCATATCCTAATTCACCCATTTTATTTTCCTCCAATTCTTACATATCTATCATGAAAATCTGCCAAATCTTTAGCAGTATGTTCTCGCCTTCCGATCTTCTTCTTATCTTTATCTTTTGGTTTCTTTCCGAAGATTTTTTTAACAGTATCTTTTATTCCTTCATTCGTGCTTCCTAATAAGAATTTTTCTATTTTTCTTTCTATTGTTTCACTCACTCCAAATATTGGGTTGTCTTCATATATTTCCTTTACCAATTTCATGATTATCTCATGAACTTCATCTGGTGTCTTAACCTTATATTCATCTACCATACTGGTTAATCGGGCAAGGGCCATCCAATATAAACGAGCACTCTCGTCCCCATTTGTGGCTAAATCGCCCACAATCTTGAATGTCATGTTTTTTATCTCTTCTGTTATAATCATAACTACATTCTTTTTATGAGAAATACATCAACAAGATAACTAAAATTGTTCCTACTAAACCTAATCCCAACATATCATTATCTCCTATAAATAAAATTTATAAATCAAACCAAGTGCTACAAAAAGAATTATCGTTCCGACTAATAGTAATAATGGTTTACTCATTTTTCCTGTTTCTCCATTGTAATAATATTTTTTATATGTTTCAAAATTCTGCCGATGATGCCTATCTTTTCATCTTTAGGCGCATCGTCTTTTCTGATTTCAATCCAATGACCTATCTTTGATGGATTATGGGGCCTAAACACATTTCTCATCATTCTGTATCTTACTCTCATTTGTGGATTTGCTTTAACATAATACCATAGGAGAGCAGACCTAAATCCTCTTCTCTTCATTATTTCAGCAATAGCATTGAACTTTTCTGCATATTCAGGCGGTTCAACTTCCTCTGGATGTTGTAATTTATCCAATAAAAAGAACAAACAAAAATCTGCAAATTCTGATGCTGAAAGTGTAAGTTTCATTATGCCAATCCTTTTATATGTTCTGGTCGAACCACTTTAAAAAATTCTTCCATATCAAAAAATTCTGCTCTAATTAAATCTTTATAAGTTACTGTAAGGCTTTCTGGTAATTCTATTTGTTGACTTAATGAATTTACAGTAATAACATCAACTGCCAGAATTATATTCTTACCTTTCTTTTTAAATATCAACATTCCTCTTTTTTCTGCTTTAGTTGCATCTCTTGTGCATTGCTTCCAAAACTCTTTTATTTCATCATTCTTTAAACTTTTAAAATGTTTCCAGAAATCTGCTTGCGGGTATCCAGTTTTTACTTCAATGCTGAATTTATCAGTCAAAAATTCTGCTTCTGGTGCTAACGAAATTATATCTCCCGAAGTATTTTCTCGTTCTTTTGATATTGTCTGTAATACACCAGAGCTTGGTGAACGCCAATATAAATAAGGCGATTCTTTGCCTGATACCCACTTTGTTAAAATCTTTGCAATCTTCCGTTCAAATTCACTACCTTTTGCTTTACCATTTGACATATACACCTCTTAATCGTGTCTTTCAGAACTTTTTTCTCTTTTTATGGATATTATCTTGAACCCGTGTTTGGTCAATTCATCTCTCACTTCTTTTTCTGTTTTCCTTCCTGTTCTTGTGTCTTTCAGCTTCTGCCCGTATTTATCTTCATATTCTACTTTCCAATCAGGCTCTTCTTTTTTCTGCTCTGGTTTTTCTCCCTGTTCTTTAGATGGTTTGTATGTTGACCTGGAAGCCGCTTTAATTGCACTATGACTATATGGGCTTCTTTTACTTCCAGAATATGTTGCTCCTCCTCTTCCACCACGGGGCTTCCAATCTGCTTCGTTCAAATATTTTTCTATAATTTTATCTATCATAATATTCTCCTAAAAATTTACATCTTGATATGAATTTTCATCGGCATATCCCAATTTTGTCCACATTTCATCTTCTGCTTTTGAAAGTCCTTTATATGAACCCATTTTTTTACCATCCATATAGAAATCGACTTCTTTGCCATATTGATGAAATGGTGAATCACTTACCAGTTCTATTAGATGCTTTCTCTTATTTCTATCATATAATTCCTTGAAATTTACATATGGGTCATTACTTGAATATTTTCTTTCCTTGAATGCTTCTCTTCCTGGCATCCAAGTATCTTTCGATCTTCTCTCGCATAGTAGAAATTTATTCATTCTTATTGTTATATCTTCCTTTTTGACTTTCTTGGGCTTATCTGTTGCGTGCATACATTGAGGGCAAAGTTCTCCGCGAGGCCACCTATTAGGGTTGGCCTTATCGCCCAATGGTGTATCGGGCAAATTGGGATCGGGCACAAATATATCTTTCATTAATCTCTTACACTTCTTACATCTTTTAGGCCCAGGATCTTTATTTGACAAGTCTTGGAAACTGGAGATATCATCTACCGCGCCCATAAATTCTTCGTTTGTCAACATATGCTTTTCTCTATACAAGACTGTCTACATCCTTATCATACATTACTTGTTTAGTAGTCATCATTTTCTTTAAGTCTTCAAGATGTTTTCGAAAAGAGTCAATCTCCACCTGAATTTTTTTCGGAACAACTACATTATTGAATTGTTCTTCCTCATGAAAGAAAGTGGATATATCCTTATCTGAATTGGGATATGTGAAATTGAACTCCGCACTACTCAATTCTTCTTTTAAAAACTTATTTAATCTCATATGTAAATCTCCTATTATAATCCATATCTTGCTTTCGTTGCATTGTAAAGTTGTTCTCTGGTCATTCCTGAATAAGTTCCATAGGCGTTAAACCAAAGTGTTTCTCCAAGAATACCATCTAAAGATCCTGTCCCCGCAGGTGCTTGTGCTCCTATATAAAATAATTGTGAGTTTGGCTCAGAGGGAGTATATAAAGTACCCGCTGGAACGTCAAGGGCTACTCCATCAATAGAAATAACCGCTCCAACATTTCTGTCAATTTCGTACCCAAATAAACGCCAACCTGTTATTGAAGTTGGAGTATTACTTACAAAATAACGAAGTCCTGGTGGTGATGGTGCTGGAAATATGTTGTTTTCCGCAAATACAGCACCTGTAGAAAAATTAGGAGCCATAAACATAAACCCGCCTGATAATGATGGGGATGAGAATGGAAAAATATTAAACAAAATCTGGGAACTCCCATTATTCGTAAGATTTGCCCAAAAGAAATAAGCAAAGTCACTGGCTCCAAATTGTAGAGAAGGAGCAAGGGGTACTGAAACATACTTCCCAGTTGTCCCATCAAATTCTAAACCTAAAAGTCCAAATGTAGCCACATTGACTGTTCCATTATTTCTATAACTAGAATGATCTATTGCTGTCCCATCCCAGTAAGCATGATAGAGAACACAATCCGAATCTACTGGAAGATATGGTGAAACAATAATTTGTTCCAATTGATTATGAACAATTTCTTTTGCCAATATTTGATCATTTCCAGAAAGCCCACTAAGATTATTATGAATAATTTTATCAGCTAAATCTTTTTCATTTGCTGGAACATTCCAAATATTATTATGAATAATATCATCTGCTAAATTTTTATTTGTATATGACATTTATTCTTTCTCCCTGCACGTTGTGCATTTTCTGTTTGGCTCGTCTGGATGAAATGATTGAAATGTTTTTCCACATCCAGGACATTTTACTTGCTTTGATTTTACTGCTCCCCGATTTTTTATTGCTATCATTGAACCTTTAGACATTCTTGGTTTCAATCCTTCTATTAAATATTTATCTATTATTTTGTTTATATCCATATTATTTGTCCTTTTTTGAACATCATATATAACCTGAAATATATTTCCCACTGGGTTCTATTATGATTTACTTTCAGATTATCTTTCAGGCATAGTGTAATTAAATTGTTTGGATGGCAATGTCTCTTATTATAATCAATATGATGAACAATATTTCCATATTCCATACAAAGTTGACAAGTATAATTGTCTCGTTCACGAATTTGAGTTTTTAATTTATGGTCAAATTCTTGTGGATATTCATCAAAAGAAACGCCACCTTTCCAATTTGAATTATTTTCTCCTTTTGTTTTTTCTTTCATTAATGCTGAATGTTCGGGTCTTTTCTTTCCAAAAAATGGATGTTTTTGCCCTATTCTTTTTTTATTTCTTTCCGATACATCAGGTCTTTTCTTTCCTGTATTCCATGGGATTTGTCCTTTATGAGCAATGCTTAAATTTTTTATATGCTCTTCTGAAAACACTTTCCCCATATGTGCTATACTTAACTTTCTTTTATGCTCTTCTGTCACTATTTTCCTTCCCAAACAAATTGGTATTGTTGTATTCTATGCATCCACCCTCGCGCCCACTGCGCCTGTGATGGCTTGTTAGCAATTATTTCTTTATAATGTATATATTTTTCACAATTGATCGTTGTGAAAAAGGCCCTTCTATCTTTTTGGCCCCATTTGTTTATCAAATTGATTGTTATCGGGCCAATAGCACCATCTACTGTAATGATTTCTTCTAAATGAACTAATGCTTTTTGCGCTATTTTTCCAGGGGCACCCTGACCCATATTTACACAACAATCAAAAAGTGTTGCTGATATATACTTGTCGCTTATCAAATCAAGTTTTACATCTTGATAATACATGACAAAATAAATTTGTTTTGCTTCATCTGCTGTAAGGTTCTTTACAACATTATGAGAAACAATTCCTCTTCTATATGCTTCATCAAGAGTTATATGAGTAATTCCAAACTTTGTTTCCCCGCCCGGGTCTCCAGGATCATTACTATATCCACCTTCTAAATCCAATGTCTGTGATACAGCATAATTGAAATTCTCCGTCATAATATTCTCCCATGGACATTATATTTCTCTATTATTTATAAAAATTATATAAGAATGGTGGGGAGAATGGTAGTAAAAAGAAAGCCCCCAGAGGTTGTAAAGGGTAAATACAATCTGTGGAGGCTGTTTTTCGAGAGAGGTTGGAGATTAAATTTTATCTAATTCTCTTAGAAGTTCTTCATCTGTCTGTGTTCTTTCTGCGCCTTTCTTTGGAGCATCTTTCTTATTTTCCATTTTTGCTTGTTGAACAACTTCTTCTATTTTTTCTGGCGGGGTCAAATTAGGAATATCTTCTTCCTGACTTGGGGGTATTTGTTCTTTGACGGGTTTGGCTGCTTCTGCTCGACCCATATTTGCAGTCCAATCGCTTTCAATCATATCCCACAACATTTCTGTTTTGAGAGCCGTTATCAAATTCTCAATGGGAATTTTCAGGCTTTGAATATATTCATCAAGGTCGAATGTTGTTTCCATAATTTTCTTTATATCAGCATCAGAACCAAGTGCCGATGCTTTTCTTGAAAATACGGAATCACTATAATCAGGATATGTCTTTCCTGACTGATCTGGTTTGGTTGACTTTACTTTCAGGATGAAATTATATCCTTCTTCACCTGGGTCAAATATCTTATAACCAAGACCTTCTCTCTTATCGGTAATTTCCATCTTGACTTTAGATTCTACTTTATCAGGGAACTCATAAATCCTTAAGGTATTGGCCACTTTATGATTTGGTTCTTTTGCTTCAGCATCTCTGGGGTCATCAATAATATAAAAATTTCCTGCGTGTTTCACCTTTCTCTTGTAGTTATTCGCTGCTGTTTTGTCTTTCTGTGTTCCCATATATAACTTTGAAGTTATTGAGCACATTGGGCACCAGTGGGAAAAGTTTTCGGTTTTTGGGCATAGATAATGAACCCATGTTTCGCCTGTCCTGAACATATGATAGTAATACTTTTTCGTGAAATTTCCTTTCTTGTCAGGAAGAAATCTTCCTTCATAAACTTTCGGTTTGTCTACTGTTCCCGCCTGTGGTGTTCTCCATACCATATTGCTTCGGAACATCCCTCCTGGCTTCTTCTCTTCTTCCTCCTTTTCTTTAGTTTCTACATACTTGTCAAATAGTGCTTTGTTTACCCATTTCGTCATTATTTTCTCCTTGATACTATTGGCCCGTTTGTTTGATTTGTTCTATTGTGGTTTGTTTTTGTATAAGTTTTGATGCCAAAGTATCTATATATAAATTTATTATAACAGATACAGAACGTATTGTAAATGTATGATATTATTGTTATATTATATGTGTAATTCGTTGATGGTTGAAAAATTTACGATCTGTGCATTTGATGAGTTATCATTACAGGACATTATCTCTTTGCAAAAGGAAGATTTTTTATCACCATTCCTGCTGCACCTTTATGGCCCCCTGCTGATATTGCACCTTTTTCTTCCCCTAATTTTTTTGCTAGTGCTGACACATCAATTATCTCCGAATAGAACGAGAGGGAATAATTTGTTCCATCAAAAACATAGGATGCTACAAAATTATATTTTTTTAATAGGTCTCCAAATCCTTGAGAACCAAATCGGTAAAGATTGACTGCAAATCCTTTATGACCATAAACATCTATTTCATATCCATAAGATTTGATCATATCGTTGCAATAGTTGTTTCGATATTTTATACACGTATCTCCTGTTTCTACTATTTCATTTACCAAATCCTTTGCAAAGAATTGGTCGGTTTCCAGGAGCATTTCCCATATTTTCGCTTTTGGTTCTGTATTTGCCAATTTTAATCCTTCATAAAATTGGAAACATCGTGGAGCAAATTTCAATGCCCATTTATCATAATCCCCAAGTAATTGTATTGCTTCAGGAACGGGTTCTGCCGCCACAATATATTTCCATGTCAATTCACATGCTGCATTCATTTTGTCTCTGAAATCTCTCTTGCCATTTATAAAATTATTATATGGATAATCTTTTGCTGTTGCATGATGGTCAATCCAGGTAATATATCCTGTCTTCTTTGAGACAGCATCCATTACTTCTGGTTTGAAAGAAAAATCAACAATTATTACTTCTTCATTTTTTCTTATATTATCAACATTGATTGGGTCTTTATAATCGGCTTCTATAAATTCACATCCTCTTATTCCAGTTGCTTTTATTTTATAAATATAAATGATGGCGGCTGAACATCTTCCATCCAAATCGTTATGAAAGAACACTTTCATTTTTTGATCTCCTTTTTCTCATTCAGATTATTTTCACTATAACCAATTTTATATATTTTGGGATAATCTTTATCGTGCAACAATTCTGCTCCACTTGGAGTTTGTGTTCCCCATAGTTTATTCCCTTGCTTTATTTTTTTGCTCACTTATTCAATTCCTCCTCCAACCATTTCACGATGTCTGGTTGGCTATAAAGTTTTGTATGATAGAGATTGTAATTTTGAACTATAAGAGGCACAACCATTCTTTCTTCATCGGTAAGAACAAGATAATGCTTTCCTATAAGCCAAGATACTGTAAATTTGTCTATATTGTTTTCAATGAAATGTCTGATAGGCATACTTTCCCCTTCTCTGAAAAGACAGTATTGTTTTATCATTGATAGGTCTTCTCTATGGGGTCGTATTCTCATATACCCTTTTATAAATTCGATAGATTTTTTTATACCAATCAAATTCAAATCCCATTCCCGTTTAATTATCTTATCCCTTTCGATATACAACCGCAATATCCTGCGGTCAAAGAATTTTGTGTAGGTGAAATTCTTTTTGAACAATTCAAAACCGCATTGGAAAAATCTTTCAGGGGCTATGTTTCTCCAAATAGTATTGAAATGCCCTGTTGCCATTTCCAATGCTTCCCTGTTTCTTGGGTTCATTTTGGTTTCAAGATAATTGTCAAAATCTTTGGGAATACGATATGGCCTGTTCAAACAATCTGATTGTGCTATTCTGAATAATAAATAAATATCATATGTCGATAACATATTACCTCTATTCTATTTCAAATAATTCTTTTGGAAGTTTAAATTTTTCTGGTTCTTCTTCTTTAGTCACCGTATGCTTCATTATCTCTCTAACAAAATATTCATAATCAATCTGCTCAAAATTTCTAATAGGAGGTGGGGATGCAAGCTCTTGCATCCTTCTGTTTTTTTCATATTCTTCCACCTTTCTTTCCAATTCAAACATACGGACTTGAATGCGGTCGTAAATGCGCGCCACTTCCTGTGCTTTTTGCCCTTTTCCGCCGTCGTTCATTATTATCCGATTTTCAAAATCTTCCCATGTTAGCATATCTTCCCGCCATGTCTATATGGTCTTGTTTTGTTGAACTCATGTTTCTTATTTACTTCAACGATGATGTCAATCCCATTTGCTTCCGCCGTATCAAATATTCTTATTATACAATCTGCGAGTTCCTCTCCTATCCATCCTTTCTCTCCAGGAGAAATTTGTTTTCTATGTGCTTCCATTGCTTCTGCCAATTCAGTTACCATAAGCATCAATACTTCTGGTATAGGTCTTTCTCTATCATACCATCCTTTATCTATTGCTAATTGATGAATTTCTTTCGGTGTTACTATATCAATCATCACTTCCTCTCTCTTTTACCACCACTTCATACTTTTGCAATAAGGCTCGTTTAAGCATTCGTCCTATTTCTTCTTTTATCCAATCTTCTAAAGGTTCTGGATCGCCATAAAAACGTCTGTCCTTAAATCCCTCTTTTACAATCGTTATAATCGTGTTCAAAATCTGTTGTTGTAACCATTTGCTGTTGAGCATTCCTTTCAATTCTTTCTCAACACATTTTTCAATATGCTCACGGACAATATCAAAAATCACTTCACGGTTTATCTTTTCTGTATTGATAATATAGTTTTTTATTGCTCGGTATTCGGGTGTTTTGCGGGTTGACATTTTATTCTCCCTTTTCCCAATTTGGGCATCTTGTTATCATCATATCAACATTGGATAATCGGGAAATATTTGAAAATAGAACTGACCATTGGCATTTCTTAAATCTTATGCCACAATTCCAACAAAGGCATTCTTCTTCAGTCAATGGATAGGTATCATTATTCGCCCAAATTTTGTTTTTTCTTTTGTAGTATTGTTCTGGTTTATGTTTCATAGTTTATTATTTTATCTATTTCTAGCCAATCGTATACTCGTGTGATATTACCATGAATGCTTCCTTGATTATATGATTTGTCGATAAGATATACTTGAATTCCCTTTGATGCTATCTCATTTGCGAAGTCAAGACGATCCTCAATAAAAATCTTCACGGCATTATTCAATAATGATTTTCCTTTTTCGGCCTGGGAGGTAAATATAACATCAAAAGGAACAGTTATATGTTTTTCTAAGAGATCAAGAGTACAACGAAGATGTCTCATATCTCTTCCAGTTACAAATAATACAGTATCCTGTGTTCTTTTGTGATATTTTTCAATAAAGGATATTGCCTCTGGATATGGTTTCAGCATATCAATATCTGCCAATGCGGCATCAATACATTCATCAACAATTTTTCTTGATACACCCAATTCTTTTTCAAGATTATAACTTTTCCATAATCCAGGAAATTTTATTCCATGGAGTTTGTCGAAATAATGAAAAAGGGCAGGATTCATATCTACAACACAGCCGTCAATATCATAAGCTATTTTTTTCATTCTAATCTCTTTCCAAATAAACTCAAATATGCTTCAATATATTTTCTAATATTATTGTTATCTTCCCAATAAAGTTGATCTTTTATTGTAGCATAATCCTTCTCAAATGTCAATTTCCTCAAATCTACATCTTCAACTAATCGTTCTATGTTAGATATAAATTCATCTTCTGTCTCTGATACCAAATAAGCATCTTTATATGGCTCGGCTTTGGAATATACTCCGGGACAACCAATAGCAGTAAATTCAAGCATCTTAATATTGCTTTTGCTGTCATTAAAAACTCCTGACATTAAAGGAGCAATGCATATATCCATCTCTAGGCTTTTCAAAAATGCAGGATAATGGAGAATATCTGTCCATCCATGATATTCAATTCCATTATTCTTTAGATCGTCTAATTCACTGGGGAACCCGCCACAAATAACCCATTGATAATCATTTATTGTTTTCCTTATGAAGTGAATTAATTTCTGACCGAAATCACCGCCTTTGATGCCTTTCTTTATCAATTGCTTTGTAGCAAAATGATTTTCGCTCCCAGCATAAAGTATTCGTGGTCTCTTCCTTTTTAAAAATCCATCAAGATCAGTAACAGAACAAGTATTGCCCCAAAGAAATTTAGGAAGATGATTGGGAATGACTACAATGTTCTTATTAAATTCAGAATAGATTTTTTTCAATGTTTCAGTTGATGTTGTTATTCCATCACTGATCTTCATCATTTCTTTGATATAGACAGAATTTTCTTTGTAATAATCATGGGCATAATTCCATTCGGGTATGTTCATAAGTAGATCATCTATTTCATAGATAATAGGAATTTTGCATTGCTTTCTAATATTATCATGGAAATACTTGAATACCTGATAATGGGAACTAAGGGCAGAACGTTGGAATTGAACAAACGTGAAATTCTTATAGAACCGCGCATCAAGGACAAAATTCACGGAGTACAATGCCACAAAACGATAATTTGGAATACGGGCAAGATTAAGAAGCATGGTAGGAAAAACAACACGGATATGTCCACAACCTTGCAATTACAAATCCCCAGCATACGAAAAAAAACTAATCGAGGTTGGGGATTTGATGGGAGTTAAACCATTCACTTTGGCATCACCACCTTTTTCCTCTCTCACAATTTTATTGTGTTTGATAAAATTTTAAAACAAGGGGGCCATTGTTGACCCCCCAAGCATGGATTATATCAATCCATATTCTTTCAATACACCATCCAATCCCAATCTCTGAATTTGGATAAGCATAAATTCATGAATGGTTGGGGCAAAGGGGCGTTTCTTCAGAAACATTCCTGCCTTTTCTGGTGTTCTGTTATCCTTTTTGTTGTTACATGGGAAACATGCTGTTACCACGTTCTCAAAGGTAGACTGTCCACCTTTTGATCTTGGGGTAACATGATCCAAAGACAAACGTGGATGTTTCACTCCGCAATAGCAACAAGTAAACCCATCTCTGATGAAAACGTTTCTCTTGTTGAAAGGAACCCGCTGTCTATATAGCATACGGACAAACTTCAGCAAACGGATTAACTTCGGTACAAGAAAAGTAATTGTTCTTGAAACGGTATGGATAACCTTTTCAGAATATTTTAGTACCTCTGCTTTTCCTTTCATAACCAAACGAATAGCCCTGCGCCAATTGATAACACCCATTGGGCGATAATCTGCGTTAAGCAAAATTGTTTGATCAACAGTTAGTGTAGCAACTGGCCTGAAAGGTAATTCATCCAGAATTTGCTTCTGCTCTTGTGATAACATTGTCTTTTCCTTTCTTTAAATTACTAACTTCTTTGGGATTTTATCGCTTTTCCCATGCGCAGTGTCTTTGAGAATGTCTTGTTTTTCTCTCAACATTCTCATAAATTTCTTATACTCTTCAATTATATCTTGTCTTGTTGCTCGTAACGATTTATTTTTTCCATACCTGATTTCGCCTATATTGTTCATACAAAAAATACACATCTTGTCTTCGGGATGTTTTGGAACCTCATCTACAAAATCAGGAGGGAAAAATGCATTACATTTCACGCATTTCGGCATATTTCACTCCTATATTGTCTTATTATATCATAAACAGAATAATCTGTCAATACTTATTTATAAATTATCTATGGCCTCCGCCGTGTCCTCCACCATGAGAACCACCACCACCATGACCACCACCATAACCACCGCCGTGTCCACCGCCATAACCGCCACCGTGACCTCCCCCTCTTGGAGCATACCCTCTATGGAATCCATAACTATGTCCAGGGAAGGAACGATGTCCCCATGATCCGCTTATTCCGCGTCTTCCATACCAACCTCCATTATAGTATCTATAATAGAAACCACCATACCAGAAATAAGGATATGAACTATATGGATAATAATAATATCCTGGATATCCTGGATATGCTTCAAATTCAGATGGGGGAATCTGACCTTGAACGTCTTCCATATCTGGTGGAGGAATTTGTGATTGAACTTGGGCGACAACAACTGGTTGTTGAACAACAACAGCGGGTCTTAAGACTTCTGTTGCAATGATAGTGCCTGCTATCCCACCAAGGATAAATGGTGCGGCTCCTCTACACCCGACTAATGCTAACACCAAAATCAAAACCAAAAAAATTGTTCTTTTCATAGTAATTCCCCTTTTTTATAATTGGTTCATTAAGTAACTAAACCCGACAATGGGTTCTAGTCCCAGTTTTACAATAGGTTTTAAATACCCATGTTCTGTAATAAATTCTGCTACAACAGGTGAATGTTTGTAATATTCATCTGTTAGGAATGTACCAACACTATTTGTCAATAGGTATTTATCCCTGAACTCTCTCAAAATCATCACATGAGGATGATTTACATCGTCATAGGTTGCGGTTGCAATAAAGCACCATATTCCAGGCCCACGACCACCGTGACCACCACGGGCATATGGGGTAAGACTTGTCTGACAATCTGCAATCACTACACCCAAGAATGAGATACATAAAAATAAACACACCGCATACATCAGTTTTTTCATTTTACTTCCTCCTGTTTACCAACAAATTAAGGTCACGCCCTGCCATTGTCTTTCTGTGTCCCTTTCAATTATAGTAATTGTATTGTCGGGGCATCGAAGAGTTTTGACTGTCGCGCAACCAGTAAATAAAACAATCATTATCAGAAATATAATCATCTTCTTCATACTCCACTCCTATGTATATTATACCATATCTGTAAGGAAATGTCAATAAACAAAAAAAGGGAACTGATTTCTCAATTCCCTTTCAGTTTCTCTACTATGATCCTTTTCGTTTACCTTTTCTTTTGAGGAACTGGTCTCGGAGCAGGTCTTGCTGGCGCGGATTGTGGCGCAGGTCTATTGTGAATTTGCGGTGCTGGCCTTTGAGCAGGCGCGGGTCTATTGTGAATTTGCGGTGCTGGCCTTGGGGTATTATGTAGTGGTTCATGATGAATACCGGGACCGCGATTTATTCCTCCACGATGTTCATTTCGATAATTTGGATGATCATGATGAAATCTTTCAAAATGTCCACGGTGTCCATTATTCCAATGATCGTGATAAAAGCCTCTTTCACCAAATGGAACTCTGTGATGGAAATAATATGCTCCACTTCCTCCAATCGTGAAAAACGCTCCATCATAATAGAACACTGAAACTCCATCGACAATAAACGGCCCGTCATAAAATATTTCGGGGGATGCTTCAGGTCCTGGTGCACCAATTGCCAAATCAACTTCTACTGGTTCGGAAACTGCCACTTCTCCTGTGGGGCCTGATACTTCAACACTTGATGGGCGAACCGACATGGCGCAACCCATAAAAACAAAAATTCCTGCTAACAAACCAAAAATCAAAATTTTTTTCATTTTATTTTACCTCTTTTTTATTTTACGATATTGAAATCATTCCTTCTATTTAAGGAACTATTCAATTCTTTTTTACTCTCTTCTTAATGAAGGGAACAATACCAACCATTCCGATACCAAGGAGCATCATAGTTCCTGGCTCAGGGACTGATTGATGGACAAGGAATTCTTGGGCAGTACCTCTGGTATCTGTTAGAATAGTCCATCCAGACCCATTGAATGTACCATAATTGTTTTGGGCAAGTGTAACATAATATAGGGTGTCTGAATCAGCATAATGGCCACCACTAAAATTCCAAATGGCTTGTTGAATAGAAACCTGATTCCCCCCATTGTTATAAATGGAAGCAAGATAGCCCATCTCCAGGTATGCCATTGGATTTTTCAGATATGTTAAATCAAATGAGCCAGAATAGGTAGTGGTATTTGCCAACCATGACGTATTCAGATAGGATTCATGGTTGAAGTCAACACAGAAAGCATAAACATTTGAAATTCCATTTACTGTAAGGTAGTATGGGGCAATATAGTATTGTCCATTGTTAACCCCTCCTACTCCTGTCAGGGTAACATCTACCTGATCGGCTGGGGCAGCCATCGGCAGTAAAAATAGTGAAACCAATGCAAGAATACAAATCAGAAAACGTTTCATCTCACTCTCCTTTTTTAATTTTTAAAAGGTGGGGACTAAATCCCCACCCTAGATTATGGTTGTCTGTTTACTTAGGGCAACAATCTACGCCGGCGTCTCGTCCATCACAGATTTGATGCTGTACTTCTGTCTGGCCCTTTTCCGTCTGGAAGAAAACCACGATCATCGTGGCATCGTATACACGAGATCCCCATGAGTGCGCAATACCAGTACCACCGCCACCCGTAAGGCCATTCTCTTTCTCAGATCCACTTAATTGACTTTGCGTATAGGCCAGTCCTAAACCAACCGTAGTTGAACTTGGCTCAGTCAGTTCGTTTTGGGTCAGGATAACAAATGCATTCCGACCACTCTGCATGGTAAGAAGTGCTGCTGTACCTACTAAATCGTCCGTAACTCCAGGCTCTCCAAAAAGCCATGGTTGCTTTGTGCGTAAATAGGCACGACCAATCAGCTTTGCATCCACAGGAATATAGCTCAAGCGATTCACATAGTCAAACTCATACTTAAGCTCAACCGTCATTCTAACAGTAGACTGCACTGTACCCTTAACCAGCATCTTCGCATCTGCTTGGCAAAACTTTGTAGGAATACCAGAGGCATCCATCAATTCTTTCGGAAGAATAACCCAACCCTTGCCAGTGCCTTCATGTCTCTGAGTATTCATGGGACCAGGCATCTCCAGATTATTCGTGAACTGTCTTCCCGTCCCAGGAGCAACCGCTGCCACGTTCTGAGTCAAAGACTGCTGAGGGGCAATCGTCTGGCCATTATTCTGACCTTGAACTAAAGTAGGATTCATCGTTTGGGTATTGGTTTGTGTAGGTTTAACGATATTTACATTTTTAACATCGTTCTGTACGGCACCCGCTGCAATTGTGGAATTACCACTACCAACAATAGCTTGTCCCTGTTGCTGCTGTTGCTTCTGGCCCTGTTGCTGACCCTGAATATTGGTCATCTTCGGGTCAACGGTAATTTTCGGGTCAACGGTAACGGTGTTCTGCACTGCACCCTTCTGAATTGTAGCAGAAGGTGAAAAGTTCCCAATTCCATTACCAATATTATTGGTAGAGTTCCCGCTATCCCTTACAGAACCCCCTGTTGCTGATGCGTTTCCGCCTGTTAAGGTGTTAGTATTGGTAACGCTATTATTAGAATCCCCACCCTGGCCACCATTGCCGCCCTGGCCACCGTTGCCGCCCTGGCCACCGTTGTTTACTCCCCCATTGCCGATACCATTATCAGTAGCCAATGCAGGAATTGCGAAAATCAGCATTAACGCAAAAACCAATAAAACAATTTTCTTCAACATGTTTTTTCTCTCCTTCATATTTTTTTTCGGGTTATTTTTATGTCTTACCCTTGACAAATTTTACTATTGGTGACAATCAAATAATCACCCTTTCAATTATTCAATAACCATTGTAGCATATTCTGATTGTATTGTAAACATATTTTTTCAAGAATTTTACAATTCATTATTATTCTTCATCTTTCAATAAATAGTCGTTATTCAGAATCTTTACAGATAATCTTCTCTTCAAGGCTTCACTGAAGCGATTTATGGTAGGTCGAATGACAATTCCTTCCCTTCTGTTTTGCGTTCCCTGATAAACACCTTTTGCCATTTCCAAAAGTTGTTCAATCGTGTGATTAAAAATAAAAATGTCGGCAAGAGGAACCATTGGTATCTCATATCTGGTACAGAAATCCCTTAATTCGGGAAAGTCAAAGTATTCTTGTTTGTCAATATCCCAAACATCGAATATAAAAATTTCATGGCTGGTAAGTTGCATTCTGTTTTTCTGAATTGAGGGACCGCAAATTTCGCCCTGGATAGCAATGTTTCCGGCATCCTTTAATACGTCTTCGATGTTGAATTTTTTTGCTATCTGCCAGTAAAGCAATTCGTTTGTTTCTTTGTATCCCCAATTGCGAGAGCAAATCCAAATGTCTCCATCTTTGTTTATAAATGAACTGCTTGTTCCATCACACTTTACGGTAGAATAACATTCCACCCCTCGAAATTCTTCAATTACACCAGGATAACTTTGAATCCGTGGTTCATCGGTCCTGGAAACATAAGCAGGGAAATTGCCTTTGATCTGTCCACGTAAGGAAGCAGGAATGGGTTTCTCATAATGAATGATGCCAAGAATTTCTGAAACGTCTGTGTCTTCCAGAAATAATACGTTATCGGTTTCAGGAAGAATAGACATAGGAAAGACAATTCCTTGAGATAGATTTCCGCGAAGTTTTACTGTTTTTATCCTGAATTTCTTGTTTCTCAAAAATTCAAATGCAGGATTGCTGTCAGGCAGAAGACTATCAATCTCCACAAAGCAAATCAAATCCCCCACAGAGAATTCGTTTCTTTTCGTGACGATCTGCCATCCCAAAACTTTGACAACATCTAAGTTATCAGAATTTTCAGCGGGACGAGTATCAAGAATTTTTTGGATTGTTGCTTCTCTCATATCTTAAACACACTTTTAGGAATTTCTACTTTGAATGGTTTATATTCAACACATTGGGCATCGGCCCCGACGGGAGCAAAACTACAATTCCCTGGTCCCCATCCCCCACCCCACGGTGCGGGTTGTTTGCCCCTTCAGTCTTTATGAAAGCAGTCACCACTGACTTCTGCACTACATATGAACAGTTTTTCTTCTTTCACAATTATCCTTCTTTTATTTCTTCTGTCTCTGACAATTCAATCCAGTCTCCATAATCACCACATCTTCGAAGATAATCATGACCGCCATCAGCAGAAACCATACCACACTTGCAAGTTTGGAAATCGTGACGATGCTTGCTCTCAATAACATCGTCACAAAACTTACATTGTATCCTGTTACGGATAATTTTCATTTTCATTTTGCTACTAAAACATCCTTTCTTTAGACTTTCTGATAATCAAAATTGTCTTTGATCTGCTCATTGAAAAATACTCCAGCGGATTCTGAAAACATAAACTCTGTTACCAATCCCTTCGGAACATCAAAGTATTGGTAAGTGTCTCCGCTCTGGAAACTGATTTCCAAAGTCTTGTTTTCTACATCATAACCCACATCTTCAATCAATGAAGAATCCATTTCATAACTAACATTAATCATAACGTCCTCCTATATTTTTTCTTTTGTTCTTCTTCCTTTATTCCTTCTTGGATTTTGAACGCCTCTATTGCTTCATTACATTCATTTTCAGTCTTCCCGCACGGGCAAGCCCATTTTCTTTTCAATTCTTCTCTCGCGCGATTTCTTATTTTGTTTCCCCAAAGTATGTTTATCAATTCAAATATCATTTTATTCCAACTCCATAGGTATTTCTGCAAGGTCTTTTTCTACATCTTTTATTCTATTCTTGGGTAATTCCTTATTCTCATCAAGATATTTTTTTATAGCACCCGATATTGCACTTCGAGTTTTTTGGGAAGGAAAAGAAACTCTGCTCGCCTCTCGGGGAATTTTGAAAAAGGTCAACCCAACAGAAAAACCAATTCTCTGTTTTGTCTCTCGTATCTCTGCTGCGTCTCCATTTCTGCCATTTTTAAGTTTGAAAGAAATAGTTGCCTGACCAGCATAAGTAAATCGTTTATATGTCTCATACCCGATGCCTGAAAATATCAACATACTCTTTTCATCTATCGGTATATATGGTATGCCTGTAACAGAATATTTTATCATTTTACACCATCACGATATTCTTTTATTTTTTCATCAGCAATTATTCTTGCTTTTGTATCATGGAATGTTCTATTGCTTTTACATCGTGAGCATCCACCATGGTTACAGCAGGAACTATCAAAATTTCTGCTATCAAAACCAGGATAGGCCGTTCTCCAATCTTTTCTGTTAGGATATAAATTGTAAAAACCCATATACTACCTTCCTATTTTATTATTATACCATAAACAAAGTAAATTGTAAATGGAGGAAGAGGCGGGATTTGAACCCGCAAAGGTTTTACCCCTGACAGTTTTCGAAACTGTTTGGCCTACCAAATGCCCACCCTTCCTTAATTTTTCAGGGCCAACGCTTGGCCGATCTTCAATTCTTTGATGAGAATGATTTGCTCCCAAGTAAAATATTCTGAGAGTTCTTTTCGATGAACAATAATGTTTTCAATTTCTCGGCACTCGCTATCAATGGTGCGTTTCCAAAATTCATCTTCTCCATGTCTTCTTACAGTTCTTCTTCTGTTTTCTGGTATCATTGTCTTTCTCCCTCTCCTATTTTATTTATATCTCTGAAGTCAATTTTTCAATTTCTTTCTTGAAATCATCAAATGGGTCAACCAAAGACCTTTTCGTCTTTATGAATTGGATATGTTGACACTCTATCCGCTTGAATATCCATTTCGGACAGGAACACCCATAATTACCATTACGGTCAATAGCAACGGTCCGGATGCTATCTGTACCTTCAACTTGCCACCTTTGTACCCATCTATCTCTCCGCATTTTTTTCTCTCTTACACTTTAGCATTCTGATGAACTGCACTTCAAAGAATGCATTTCCCGCCGTTTTCATATCTTCGGTCATATAAATCTTGAGTGATCTATCACGGAGTTTTTCTATACCCCATTTCTGCTTTCCGAAAACATTGTATAAAAGAAACATTTCCAGAAATCTCAGCCTCTTTGCTTTGGGTATTCTTCTGATCTGTTTTCGATCTAATAAATTTCGTGAGATAAACATTTTATTTTCCTTCCTTGGTTAGAATGTTATTCCAGGCTCTTGCTTTTTCCATTCTTTCCTGGATTTCATATCGCGTGATTTCGAGAATTTTCTCACAAGTCTCTTCTGCCAGACAAAGATTGCCGCCCAATAATCCCAAAAGATATTCAATCTTCAACTCTGACACCATGGTGTCTTTATTGGTGAGATTGGCCTCTCCAAAATCATCGACAAGTTTACATGTGCAGATGGCCAGTTGATTTATCGCTATTTGCAAGCGGGAAATTCGAGCGTGAATTTTTATTGGATTTTTCTTGGATATTCGCATTTTATTACTTCCTCCAAAATCAAATTATTTCGCTCTGCCAGATCATTCCGAAATTGGTCAAGGTCAATTATGTTATTCTTTGAATCGCGGAGTACCCATCGACCAGCCATGTCATTTCCATTGGGTGTTTGGCCAAATTCTCGGCGCATTATAGTCAATCCACTATCTGAAGTATATATGCTGTCGGATACATGCTTCAAAATTATTTTATCCATATTTCCTTCCTTAAATGTAGTTCAATGCCAGCAACCAAGAGGGCAAACCGTGTTGGCAATGTCCATCAGGTTCGACCTTGCAACCATCAAGGGCCTTTGCCACACCGTCAAAGGACCATTTTTCCAGGGTCTTGAGGGTAGGCGGCTTCTTACAAACAATGGGTTTCACGGCGAAGGCATGCGCCACGGCGTATTGTTCAAGGGTAACATCTTCTTTCAACTTCCTGACACCGCGTTCAGCAGAATAAACGTACATTTTTATTTCCTTTCATTCCATTTCAATAATGCTTCCATTTCCATATGCTCTTGTGTTCCTTTGGCATAAATCCAAGGGCCACATGCGCCACATTCAACACAAATTACATTGACGGGTGTTCCTTCTCTGTCTGGGGTGCCAAATTGATAATCAATATTGGTTTTTTTACAAAATGGACATTTTTTTACTTTCATTTTTACCTTCTCTCCCATCCAATTCTTTTTGAGGCAGCGACATAGGCATCATTATCTTGATCTCGGAGTTCAGACAGCCTTTTCAGCCAATACGGTCCTGTCTCTCCCATAAACCATTTATCACCCACAGGGGCGAAGCGAACACGGCCAAGAAGTTGTTCAACGTCAAGGCTGTCAATATATTCCTTATTTTCTTTAGTCAAGTCCATTTTTACTTTCCTTCCTTTACACAAAATTGATCTGACAAATACCATCCACTATTTACAAATTTGACCAGGCCGAAAATTTCAGCCTCCCGCAGAGAACCATGAGAATTTGGCCTCCAGCCTTTTCCTTTCAGAGCAATGGCATCAAGACCAGGATTTTTACTTATGATGGAGAGCATCTTTTCATATTGAATTTTGTATTCCCATCGGCCATCACGCTTACCCCATAAATTAAGCAAGGTCTGAAGGTCTTTGTGAGTATGGCAAAAAATTCTCTGAACACCCGAATCACCCTTTACGGTATGTTTCCAAGTATAGAAAAATTCTCGCAGACTTAATTCGAGTGCTTCCCTTTCCAAGAAAGTGTAGGTCACTCCAGCTTCGATGTAATGTTTTTCGTACATTATTTTCCCCTACTTTTGTTTTCGTTTATAATTGCCATGTATCCTTCAAACATCGCATCTTCGGGAGTAGATATTCTTTCACCCACACAAAATTCCTTCAACCACCACCAAATCAATCCGGAAATCTTTTTCACTTTTTTCTCCTATTCAATCCGCGCATCGAAGGCCATGCTGATAACTGGCTCGGTATAACTGACAGATACTTTCTTTCCTACAATGTCTTCTTTCTTGAAATCAATGAGACCAGGCTCATCAAAGAAACTGAATTTGATGCGTTCATCCATCCCATCTTCATCCACGCAAACATGAACATCTTCTTCCTTGTCATATTCTTTCACGAAAAAATACTGTCTCATTTTATTCATTCCTTTTCAAATATGCTTTGTGACAAATCTTTTTGTGTGATTGCCATTCCCATTTGGGAATGAATTTTCGACAACCTTTACACCACCATGTATATTTTCTTTTCAGCCCTTTGCCTTGCATTTTTTTCTCTTATCTGTAAATGACAAATTCTTTTTCTGCTAAAGGAACCAAACCAAATTGTTTCATGACTGATTTCCACGGCCTTCCATGTCCCCAATATTTTCGGTCAATCCAAGTTTTACAATGGGCAACTTCATGGGCAATTGTGTCTTCGATTTCTTCGGGATGAAGTCTAAGATGAAATCTTGAGACCTGGATAGCAAGAAAATTTCCAATTTTCCAGGTTGTTCCCCATGCATGGGGAAGTTTTCTGGTAATTCCAAAACGGATTCTTGAAAGGGGAAGTCCTGCGATTTCCATGTACTCTTCAAAAGCCTTTTCGATTTCCTTGTCAATTGTCATTTTCATATATAGATTATAACAAATTTTGAAAGTATTGTCAAGAAAAATCTTTCATAATGATTTCAAGAGGTTGGATAGTAAAATAGGTAGGTAATTTTATTGAGGTTTTTTGTATTGTGGGGTAATGGTTTTGTATTACCCCACCAAGAAAGTCCAGCCACAGGGCAATTTTGAGCGATTTTTGGTATCTTTAAGGGAAAACCATGCATGACCCGATCAAATAGAGTATACCGAAAATAACCAAACCTAAAAAACATCCCCACAAAAATTTTAGGCCACTTACACCGTTTGCCATTTTTATCCTTTTTACCTTTTCTGCCCTTTTTATTCAAACCAGACTGAAAGTACCAGATTTTTCTCTTTCTCCAATGTTTCGGCTTTCGGTGAAAAATCCTCTTTCCAGTTGTTTTCTTTCTTTCCAAAAAAAGTTTCGGGATTTGGTTTCCTTTTCCCATTTGTCAGGGCAATTTTTAAACTCGTTTCTCCATGTTCCAATTGTGTCAGGATGCAGCAACCCAAGAGAAATTTTTTGACAACCCTTTTCAGAACGGTAAAGGTAATATTGTACCCGAAGAAAAAAGTGTAACCACGTTCAAAGTCTCCCCTCTTATCGGTGATTGAAACTTCCAAGCAAAGAGGAAAGCCGATGGTATTTGCATAACTTGCACGAGAAGACCATGGACCTTTCAATACCTTTTCGCCCTCTTTGGTTTTGATGGTAAAAGAAGAACCACCAAATCCATTGCGATTTTTATCACTCCCGTCATGGGAATAAAATTTCACCCATCCCTCTTTGTTACGAGCAAACCAAAGACCTTTATTATACCGATAAAGAAAATCGGCATTGTTAGGAAATTCATCCACCAGAAGCATGAGCCGTGGGGAATTATCCCATTTCTCTGCCCAATCCATTTTTGCATCAAGAATTTTTGCCATTATTTTTTCTCCTATTATCTCACCTTTTCGGAAGTATAATTTCCCCTGATTTCCCGATGGTAAAAACTACCAGCAGAAGAGGCGGAAAGTAAATCTTGGGCAAGGTACAAGGGAACATCTGAATATTTGTAAGATGCACCGCTGATGAAATTGATAATCAATTCAACTTTGGGAGAATCCACATTGGGTTGTGGCCTGTCATCAAATTCCACTGATTGAATGTTAGACGACTCGACTCCATAAATCATCCTTCTCGGCGTTCTCTGTGCTTCAGCAATGGTCAGGCCAGTAATTAAAGCGAAAACACTATCCGATTGCGTTTTGATCCCCCCAATGATGTTCCTGAGTTTTTCATCATCATTTATTGGGGTATTATCCAATTCATCCAAAAGACTTCTGATGGTTTCCGATACGTTGAGAATTTTTCCAGCTTCTTTGATCTTCATTTTTATCCTTTCTTATTCACCGATCTGAATGTTTTGGTTCAATGACAGGAAGGTACGCAACATCTTATCATTATCGGTAAGAATTTGAAATTGCGTATATCTATTGCATCCACCAGTATAATCCTTCATATTCGTGATCGTTCGATAGAGAATATTGTACTGTGGATTGCTGTGGAACTGATCTTTGTTCATCGTGATATAAATCCCATTGCCTTCACTCCACATACCCATAAGGGTAAGATCACCAGAGCAGGCAGGGCCAGCATGATTGAAACGAACATCAAATTCCTTCAATTCCAGCACAGAGGCCAATTCCCGCATGGCCTTTTTGCCCGTCCGGCAAAATCTTCGCTTCAATTCAGAATTGTGGTAGGGGTCTTCATTACTCAACATCAGGGCAGATAATTTTTTCAGACTATCCATCATTTTCCTTTCTTATGAAAGAATTTGTGAAAGAACCTTTGCGGTCCTTTTATCGGTTTTTTTGCTGAATTGCATATTGGTTATGCTGATAGGTGAAGAAACATTTTTTTGGGTATTTTCAAAGGGCTTATTCCAATGACCGATGTTCAGATGCATGTAGAAATTGCAATTGAAATAATCGGTTTGAATATCAGACTTGTCCCAATGATATTGACCGATAATCGCGTATGTCCTTCTCATTGCAGTCCAGGCTTTATGGGTTAGTGGAGTACCATTACAAAATGGATCATGTTCATCATACTCATCCCTTAATTGGTATTGGTTCAATTGAGCATATCCTTTTTCTTGGAGGTATTCAATAGTCTTTTTGTGATCTTCACTGGTAGGATTGAATCGGGAAATGTCATACCGAAACACATCAAAGGGGGCTTTCATCAAGGAAACATGAAGAGATTGACCCATAGAGTATCTTTGAATGGTAACAGAAAACGTGGCTTTCGGAAATTCCCTTTTGAGTTGATTTCTGACTTTCAGCGCGATTTCTTTGATGCCTGTGTATTCCATTTTTTACTCCTTCACGATTTCAAATTGAATGGCAGATACTTCGCGTTCATCATATTGCCCAGCAAATAAAAACTCTCCGGTATTAGCAACAGAAAAACCATCCTTCTCCAATTTTTCTCTTACGATTTTTTCTACTTCTTCGATAGACAATACGATTTTCATTTTTTCCTCACTTTCTAAATTTATTATACCAAATTTTGGTTTCTGTGTCAAGTCTTTTTTTTAGATATTTTCCCCCGCTCTCATTTCTATAATTTCATTGTCAAGATTATCAATTTTTTTTTGTTGTTCATCCACCAATTTTTTGAAAGATTTTCTTAACCTATTGATTCTTTTATCTAATATTTCAATGTCTCTTACTTCATTTCCAGAAAATTCGGAAATTGAGGTGATTGTTTCTTGCCTGTAATCTTCTAACAACATATTGTATTTATTCATCAATTTTTTGTTTATGTCCACTTTTCCCTCACTTTCTAATATCATTATACCAAAATTTTGCTTGCCTGTCAAGTCTTTTTTTCATTTTTCTTCAAATTATTTTGGGGTATAACTTCTTGAAATCATTATGAAAGATTTTTCTTGACAAAATATTCAATTTTTGGTATACTAGATAATAGAAAGTGAGAGAAAATGTTTTTAGAAATTATGTTTTATTGCTTTTTGATCAATGTAATATTTTTTGAAATTGGCAAAAAAATTTCTTGACATTGCATTTTTTGTATGGTAGAATAAGAGAAAATGGAGGGAAGAAATGAAAGTGAATATGGAAAATGTGGTTGTTCCTTTTTGGGCAAAATTTGCAGTTTTATTTGAAGATTGTTCTTTTGTCTTCTTTGGTTCAAAACGTGGAACTGCTGAAAGTGTTTCAAATCATTGGAATGCCAAAGGCTGGAAGAATGAAGTTAAACCCGTAAATCAAGATGAATCAGTGAAATAAATGGAAGTCAAAAGAGATAGAATTACTTTTTGGTTTGGTAAGTTGACATTTGAAGTCTATTGGATAGATTTTCAATGGTCAAAAACAACCAAGGGATTTTTTGCCCCCACAATGCTTTTGTATCGTCCCAATAAGAGTTGGGAATGGCAATGGGCAGTTGTGGCAAGAGTTTTAGGTTTCGGTTTCGGTTTGTCCTGGATGCATGTTAGTAACCCAAACATCAAGAAGGAAAGTAAATAGTGTTTTTCATTGGCAGCAAACATATAATCACAAAGCAATGGTTTGATTTTTTCAATCCTGATGCCAAAAAATTGAGGGATAATGAGGCAAAGAGATTGAAGAAAGAGGGATTTAAAGTCAAAAAAGAAAACTGGAATTGCAGTATTGAACGTGGAAGCAAATGTTTCAAACTTCGGGCAGAAAGACCCATATCTTTCAAATAAGGAGAATAAATAATGTTACTGGAAAAAGGAACACTCTGTATCGTCAAGCGTGGATATAAATGGTATCGTGCCCGTTTCGGTGGAAAGCGTGATGCGTTTTATGGCATGGACAGAATTTCCTCTTTATCCGAAACGAGAGGTAAGAAATTTGTCACTCTCGCGGCTTATCTTCGCCTGAATAAAATCAAAGAGAATGAGGAAAAAATTCTCAAGGGATTTGCTGTTGAACGGCTTTACATCAAATTTAAGAAACCCGTCAGGGTGAAGAAGGCGAAGAGGGTAAAGGCAGTGAATAAGGAAACACTCAACCCTGGTGAGAAGATTTCCGACAAAAAGGTCGAAAAACATTGGTGGTCAGCATCGAATGAAATTTGTTTATCCTGCACCAAGTCTTGCAAACAGAGTGGTTTTGTTACCATCGTTCAATGCAAGTCATATACCAAGAAAGCAAAAGAGGAAGCGAATGCTTGATTTAGGATCATATGTTTGTTGCAAAAATTGCAAGAATTATGAGAGTTACCATAACGGATATTCCCATCGTTGTCCTGCCCTTCGCCATGAAATTGATATTGACATTGGTGGAGATGGATACGTAAGGGAAGTTGAGCCTTCCGATGAGAATACCTTTTTCTGCCGATTATTTGAGAAGGTATAATGCCAGCCATTACAACAAAAGAATTTTACATAATGCTGATCAAGCGGGTTCATCCTGACAGAAATCCAAATGTGCCTGATGCTGTCAGGAAAACCCAAGAAGTAAATTCAGTAAAAAATAATTTGAATGCCCTCATACGATTAGCAATACGATGGGGATTCATGAAGGGAACACCGCCACCCGAAAGAACGAGAACAAGAACGAGAGAAACACAATATTGGGAAACCATAACCGATTTGAGGTTTGCAACATATGTAATTTTCAAAACGGGAAGTTACAAAGTTTTAGGAAAAACGGGTGTGGTTATATTGGTTCAAAACATCAATGGCGGGAAATTTAACGGGGAGAAAAAATACACGATTTATGTCAGGGGTGTAGGTCTTTTTGAATTGAAAATAAGAAGGAAAGACTTGCCGAAATTTTTCAGCAAAATTTATCATTCTGGAATGGTTTACAACCCCTTATATAATGAGGGTGTTTTATACTTCAATAATATAAAACAAAGGACGTTGGATAGGGAACATGAAAAAGTAAAAAATATAGTGAGAGATATTCATAGAGATATAAAAACGAAAAAGGAATATTGGGAAACGAAACAAGCGGAAGAGGAAAAGAAAAAATGGTGGCGAAAAAGAAAATGAAAATGAAAAGGATAAAAAATACAAACAGAATAAAAATTCGTATTCCTCTTTCAACAAGGTCAGGGCATCGCATTGGAACAAAGAAGGGCAAAAAAGGATATGATAGGAAAGGGGGAAAGGAACAAAGAAAATTCTATTGGGATTATGGTGATGATTTTTGAAAGGGGGCCAGAAGGCCCCCGCACTACCTTTGCTGATTATCTGGGAAGATAATCATGGAGAGGGGTAATCCATTTGTTGACAAAGACACCCTTTGATTCAGCATTCATCAGACGATCATATGTTCTTTTGTTCACATCATAATAATCATATGTTCTTCCGCCGTGACGAAACGTGATGGATAGTCTCTGACTTTCCACATCATACTTCACATTACTTATTGCATTTGACTTTACTCTCATCGAAATTCCTCCTTCTTGAGATTTATTACTCTTATTATAGCATATCAAGAATATAATTGTAAACATTTGATTTCAAAAATTTTTTCTGGTTTTGAAAAAAGTGTTTACTCATAATATTTATTTCATTTCAAATATTTGTAAGTCATTATTTGAATAATATCCGATGTTTACAATTCGGATTGGATAGTATATAATAATGAGTGAATATGGCAATTGCCTTATAAAATTATAGGAGGAAAGTATATGAATCGAGCAGATTTAACAATTGATTTGGCCGCTGAATTGGGAATTTCCAAAAAGCAAGCGAAAGACGCTGTAACATTAATCTTTGATCAGATTGCAAAAGGAATGGTATCAGAGGGAAAAGTTACAATAGTCGATTTCGGTTCTTTCATGGCAGTTCACAAACCAGCCCGACCAGCCAGAAATCCAAGAACGGGTGAAGCAGTAACCGTTCCTGCAAGGATTGTTCCCAAATTCAAGGCTGCAAAAGCATTGAAGGCACTGGTAAGAAACGCCGATGTTCCTGAAGAATCCGCGCCAGAAGAACCAACAGAATAATTATGATGGGGGCTGAAAGGCCCCCAAATAATTTCCAGGAAAAACATGATGACAAATGAATTTGATAGCACAGAAATGTGGCCCTTCAAGCATGAACCAGTTTCTCTTGACGAAATGGTTTTGAGTAATGATATACGAGAGAGACTGAAAAAAATTATAAAAACTAGACCCAACATATTATTAATCGGTCCTGCGGGAGTTGGTAAGGGAACATTCACCAATATATTTCTGAAAGAAACAGGATTGGATAGCATGAAAATAAACTGTTCTGATGAAACATCCATTGATAATGTCAGGAATAATATAAAATCTTTTGCTACCGCACTTGGTAGAAATCCATTGAAGGTTGTTATAATGAATGAAATGGATTGGCTCAGTCTCCCCGCGCAAGCTATGTTGAGAGATTTGATAGAAAAGGTCGAAAAAATAACTCGATTTATTTTCATGTGTAATTATGGAGATAAATTGATGCCCGAATTAGTGTCCCGCTGCCAAGTAATTTCACTTAATGCTCCACCAGAAAAGGATATAATAATTTTTTGCTGGAAAATACTTAAAAAAGAAAAAGTTATTATAAAGGATAAGATAGCAATCATCGAAATGATAAGAAAACTCTATCCTGATATAAGAGGAATAATAAATACTCTTCAATACAATACAATAGATAACACGATTGATGAAATAAAAATAATAGAAGTCAGCATTATATATAAAGAAGTGTTGGAAAATATTAAAAAGGTCGATCTCAATGAGATAAGAAGAATTTTGAGAAGCAATGCGGTAAACTATTCAGACCTATACAATTTCTTATTTTCAAGCATAGATGAATTTAAATCGCCAGGGGATATGATAATTGAAATCGGGGATGCGTTGTATAGAGATAGTTTCTTCTCAATCAAGGAAATTAATTTCATGAGATTTATTGCTAGGTGTATAAAGGAAAAATACATATAATGGCTGTGAATAAATTTGGGGAAGTTATAAATTCGATTTATGATAAGAGAGAGATTGATTATAAACAAAGCGATCTTCCACCTTATATACTATCCTTGTATTTTTCCCACGACAAAAACCTGATTGAAATTGTAAATAGAATAAATGAAATCCAATTCTTCCTGCCGGCAAAAATGATTTATAAATACTATTTTTACAAGATACCCAAAGGCAGACGATGGATAAAGTGGGTAAAGAAAGAAGAGAGTGGTATTTTGGATGAACAATTAGAAGAGGCGCGGGAAAGACTGGGAATATCAAGATTGGAAATGTCTAAATTCTTGCCCTTTATAAAAATGAAATGGAAAGAAAAAAATGGGGATGGGAAGTAGTTTTGATTCTTATTGGGAAGAAAACCAAAAAGGAAGAAAGAGAATGTCAAAAAATTTTTGGGTAGAAAGTAAAGCCTTGGAAGAATCTTTTCAGGGTTCGCCTGGAAGAAAAAAGAAAAGTAATTATGGTGTATGTAACCAATGTAAACATTTCAGAATGCAGATTTTAGAATTTGGTGGCGACAGAGCATTGTGTGATAGTGGTTATTATGGTGAAAATGTTATTTGGTCACAACCCAATAAGGTAGACCCCATTGTTGAATGTTCCATGTATTATCCTAAAGGACAATTAGACTTGGCGGATATGTCTGGAATAGCAACACTGATTGATGTTAAACCCAAAGAGAAAGCAGGATTTAACTTGGGGAATGGTGAATTAGAAGTGGTGATAACACCACCAAAAGAAAAGAAGGAGGAAGAATAAATGCGCTTACATGTGGGAGAGTTCAAAAAAATTCTCAAAAAAGCAACAGTGAATTTTGCTTTTGAAAGTGTTCAAATTAACTTTAAGAAAAATTCAGTAAAGAGTGGAATGATAGCGAAGGCAAATGATGTCATATCTATCATTAATATTCCGAGCAATGATGCCCTTATTGAAATGGATACAGTCCAGGATATATCTCTTAATTTCAATGACCCCAATACAAATGTTCTGCCTTATCTAAATGTATATGATGATGGGGATGTAATTAATGTTGAAACATCTTTGGAAAAAATGGTTCTATCTATGGACGCACAGAAGGTTAATATTCACTTCTGCCCATCAGAGCTTGTTACAATATTCACAAGTGATACCATACGTTCTGATGTAAAATGTTTTCATGAAATGAAATTAGATGATGTTTTCATCAGAAACTTTCTAAAGATCAAGAAAATAGGAGCAACATTCGGGAAAGTTTATTTCGGGGTTGATAATAACATTTTATATATGGAGACTACGGACCAGAAAAATACTTATGCAAATTCTTTGAGGGTGAATTTAGTTCCTCTCAAGATGGAAAATTTGGCTTTATTCTTCCAATATAAAGATTTGGTAAATGTTTTCTCTGTTATCGGGGAAGAGTATGCTGATTTTGTTCTTAGTTTGTCATGGACTAAATCTCAAGATTTAGGAATGATTTCATTCATTAAAACGGATAGTAGCGAAAAATATTATCTTTTATCAAAATTAGATCAATAGGACGTTTACAATTTGAAATGAATATGTTATAATTATTTCATAATCGTAAAACGATAAAGTTGCAAAATCCAAATTTGGAGGTTAATTATGTCAGAGAGAGACGAAAGAGAAGTATGGGCAAGAGAAGAAAGTCCCAGAAACCTTGAGGGATTGGGAACCTTTGCGTTAGTCAATGGAGCACAGATTCCTTTGACCGCAGGTGCCAGCTTCAAGGATACTTGTCTCCAGCTTTCCCGTGATGCGGGTTTCGGAAAGTTCCGTGTTTATCTAAACGGTTCAGAGATTACCCCATCCCAGGCACCCGAAACATTGAATGAGGGTGACAAAATGGAGATAAGAGCTTTTGACGTTGCTGGTAGATAAAAGCTGTCAAATTTTCGAAAATTTGTAAACGCCAGCGTTGCTTGAGGAAGAAAGAGAAATTTTTCTTCCTCTTTTTTTATGTTTACATATTGATGTTTTTATGTTATAATATAAGTAGAATTGTATTGTCTATTTTTCAATATAGGAGAGAAAAACATGGCAGAAAAAAATCTTGATGATCTGAAATCGGAAATGACCAATTGCCTCAATGTTGTAGATATTGAGAAGATCAAATTGGATAAAGTGACAATGAGAGTTGGAAACAAGATCGTTCAGCTTGCCGTTGTCGGTGATGCTTCTTCCACATCTGTTGATCAGGAAATCAGAAAAGAATATAGCGAAAAACTAACCAAGAAACTTGCTCAAATTGGAGATATAATCAATAACAAGATGAGTGAAGTTACGGCCATGGTCAGTCAGATCAAAAGTGAATATGATCGAAAAGAAAAAATCATAAATGACAGAATGAGAAATATGTCTCCCATGCCTGATGTAAATTTAGATATGGCAAGAAAGGGAATGTATGTTTTCAAGGGAGATAGTGGAGAAGTTTGCTATCTTATCAGGGGAAAATATCGTCCTCTTATGATCGACCAGAAGCCCCTTAAACCTGTCCAGGCCAAAAAACTTGAAGCAGATATTTTCATTATGTTCAATGTAAAAGATGGAAAAAACATATCAATGGTGTCTACCAGAGATATAAACACTCTTGACTATTTTGATCATTATCACCAAGCAAAACCCGATTGTTGGGGGAAATGGATGTGGCCGAAAGATTTTAAAACTCCTTATGATCTGTTTTCTATTGCTAGAACAGCAGAAGGTGTTTTGGAAAATATCAATACTGGTTCTATAGCAAATAGAAATCCAAGGATATATCCAAAGATTGATGTTCTGAGAAAATACATTATTGACACTGATGAATTGAAATCTGAATTGGATGGCATGAAAAAGGGAAAGAAGAAATCCTGGATGGAAATGGATGAATTGGAATTGGAAAGACTTGCTGAAGGAAGAATGCCGGAACCAGAAGTGGCCCAGCCCCTACCAGGAGAAGAATTAAGACCTCAGAGACGAGAAGGCACGGAAACTTGGGATACAGGAAGGTAAACCAATATGGCATTCATATGGCAATCAAGCGATTTGAAGGTAGACTTTGAAGAATATAAAAAAAGGTGTGTTCAAACTATGAAAGCAACAGAACCCAAACCCGTTGACCCGAAATATTTCAAGAGATGGATGGAAGAAATGACTGTCATGGTTGATCAAATACGGAAAGAATATGAGAGAAAAGAAAAATCATTATATAACAAAATGAAAAATACTGCTCCCATGCCTGATGTAGATTTTGATTATGCCAGAAGGGGAATGACAGTATTCAATGGGAAAAATGGAAGAGTATGTTATTTGATAAAGGGAGAATATCGCCCCAAAATGGTTGATAATGCGTTTATTTCTTCTATTCAGGCGAAAAAAATGAGGCATGATATTTATTTTTTGGTTGAAATGGTAAAAAGCAAGATATACAGCATTTCAACCAGAAGAATAAAAGACCTTGCTTTTTTTGACCACTATCATCAAGCACATCCTGATTGTTGGGGTAGTTATCGGTGGCCAGAAGAAATTAATTCCCCTGAAGAATTATTTCATATAATAATAAATGCAGAGACTGTCTTGGAAAATATCAATACACATTCTATTGCTCGCCGTGACCCAAAAGATTTACCAGAGATTGATGTTTTGAAAAAGAAATATTTGAGAAAAACACTAATAAACAAAAGGATTGTGAAAAACAAATCAGCATGGTATAGCAGAAGCAGTTCAAGCGAATATGATGAATATGGTGATGGAGATGACTATTAAAAGAAAGGAGAATGAAAAATGACAATGTTGTATGATAGGCAAAAGGCTTTACAGTTGAGAACCCCATCTATTACCGTTGTAGGATGCGGTGGTATTGGATTTTGGGTTGGAAAATTTTGCGCCATGGCCGGGATAGAGACAATCCATTTATTCGACCCTGATACAATTGAAGATCATAATAGAAACCGATTGGATTTGACCGAAAAAGCAATCGGTGTAAATAAAGCACAAGTTCTCAAAGACCTTATCGTTGAATTGAGGCCCGAAGTGTCTTGCTATGCAATGCCTTTCAAATATCAGGAACATCTGGCCAAAAAAACCGATTGGGTTATTGATTGCACCGATTTGTCAAAGTCCCAAGAAGAAAATTTGAAGATAGCCAAAAAATTCGGAAGCAAATATGTAAAAGCGGGTTATGATGGAGAACATATCTCTATCAATAACAATTTGGCAGAATGGGGTGTTGCCGAAGATGGATATACAGTAATTCCGTCTTGGGTTGTTCCTGCTGTCATTGTCGCCGCGCTGACCGTAGCAAAAATTATGAAGTATGACAAAGAAGAAATTTCAACAACAATCCAAAGATTGTTTTCGTTAAAACATTAGAAGGGGGATGCAATGGGTGATCAGATGCCGATAAAGAAAGAGGTATTCGCGGGTATAAAAGAACTGGGAGAGAAAGAACCTAATACTTGGGTTTATTTGATCGGTGATGGTAAGACGGTCAGCTCTTTCAAAAAACTAACAGAATTTTCTGCTGTTCCAGCAGGGAATAAAATCATGGGAAAAATGCTGGCCGGCAGGGCAAACACCACAAAGGAAATAGAGTTGAAAAATTCTGAAAAGAAAGATGAAATCAGTCCTTCAGCCCCAAAAGAAGAAGTTAGAACATATACTGCCCATAGAGCAGGATTTCAGACATTTAAGGGGGGAAAATTGGCAAGCGAAGCAGATTCGTGGGAAGTCAAGCTGGATTGTGTAACTTCTTGTAGCAAAGCACCATCGGAAAAGGAAGTCAAACTTCAGCCTATTGTCAAAATGAAAATTGATTCCCTGATGAGTAAATATAAAAATCAGGAATGGCTTGCTTATTATGTTGGGCCAAAAGACCAATATATTGTCAACGATTTGGTAATTCCAGAGCAAAAGGCATCTTCTGCCCATGTAGGAGAGGTTGAATATTCCGTTCCAGAAGGTCAATGCGTTGTTGGAGTAATTCATTCCCATCACAGCATGTTTAAGGATTTTTCAGGAACAGATGATGCCTGGATTAATCAAAACCACAATATCAGTACAGTTGTTACTCATACGGGAAGCAAGACCCGTTGCAGAGTAAAAACTCCTTGTGGTTCATTGATAATTGTTCCAGGTAAACTGAAGATGCTTTACAATGTTGAATTTGACGAAACTGAATTTATCAAACTCGCAGAAGAGAAAATCAATCCACCAACTACAGTATATAGTCAACCAGCACATGGGGTTTACGGACCTGAAATGTATGGCGACTATGACGCTAACTTTTTTCGGAACGGGGGGAGTGAAGAAGGACAAAAGTCTTCCACAACCTCCCCCACATCTGACGAAAAAACAACTGAAGAAGTGGAAAAAGAGACAAAGAAGAGTGATGAGACAACAGAAAAATTGGAAATGAACTGTCTCCATTACATGGATAATAAAGGATGCTCAAATAACAAGATTACAGGGCCATATTGCACCTATTTCAATGGCTGTCCTCAATTCGAAAATAAGAATGGTGAGGTAGTAGATGAACAATCGAAGAAATGCTCTGATTATTACACAGCAGCACAATCATCTACAAAACCTCACGGGTGCCACAATAGAAATGTCACGGGTGTTGAATGTATAGGAAGAGGAAAGTGTGGAGTTTTCAGTTATAAATTCACACCACCTTCGCCCACTCCTACTCTCGTCTCTGGCAATTCTGCAAAATTGTGTTATTATTTCTCAAAAGGCGATTGCCGCCACAATAAAGTAATGTCGAAGAAATGTTTGGGATGGTCTGCATGCGGAACGAACTTTTCCCCCAACAGAAAAATAGCGCAAGGAAATGGTAGTGGAAGTGATGATGAATCCATTACCTGCAAACATTATTTTGTTACAAATGAAAGTCCAGCAGGAAGATGCCGTAACCAAAAGGTATCGGGTTTATTCTGCATAGGAAAAGATGATTGTAAATCCTATGAAAAACTTGGACCAATTGTTCATATTCCAGTTGCGAATAAAGATGAATGGAATACAAACACACCAACATCTTCTATATCCGCAAAGAGAAACAAATATGAAGTAACATACAAAGGTATAGGAAAAGATGCCAAGGAAAACACATTTATCATTGATGGGGAAACAGAAGAGATAGCAAAAGGTCAATTCTCTAAAATCTTTATTCCCAAAGATTATGAATTTGTGAGCATAAAAATAATGGAAGATGCCCCCGCATCTATCAAGCCCACTGTTCCTGTAGTAGAATCGAAAGTAACAGAAAGTGGAATACAACCGCAACCAATACAGGAGTTCCCAGTAGTAGAATAAGAAGTCCATCTTATCTAAATCATAACTCCAATAAGACCATCTTAGAGATTTTTCTTTAAGATGGTTTTTTTATGCTCACAGAATTTATAAATAATATTGGATAAAAGGAATGTTATAAAAAGTGAAGTATAAAAGGGAAATAAAACATTCAAAAACACATTATAATAATAATATGTATCACGACCGGCTGTGATAAATCTATTGTAGCATGTACGAAGGGAATTGTAAACATACTTTTTTAATGGGAGTTAAATTATATATGATAAAAGATTATATTTTAGATAAAGATGATAAATCAGTTCGTGGATCATTTATTAATGGTATGATAACTATTTCAATTCTGGCTTGTACGGTATATGGATTATTATTTAGTGATCTTGTAACTGTTCGACTTGAGAAGTTAGCGACTTTTATTATTGGATTTTTTACATCAAGTTACGGTCTGTGGAGTTTAAAGAAACATATGGATAGTAGATTAAACTCAGCAGAAAATATTGCTAATATAGAACAAGGAAATGTGCTTCCTAAAACACCTTCTCCTGTTCCAGGCCAGCCCCCACAACCTGTTGTTTATCAACAACCTCCTGATGCTTCTTGTGTTACTCAACCAGTAGGTTATGATCCAGGCCCAGGGGTTGTAAGCGAAGATGGTGTAAAGCCTCCTGGTGTTCTAAAGATTGATGGTTAAAATATGAAATGGTTGGATTTTATTGCTCCTGAAATGAATATTGCTTATGAAGTAATGAATAATCTTTATTACTTCAACAAAAGACTTTTTGATGCTGCGAGAAGATGTAATTTTTCTATTTCCTCATTAGGAGAAATTGGTGATACAAAAAACCATATTTACCTATTGAAACGACCAAAGGTAAATGGTGGAAACGGTCTTATTACATCGGGATTTCATGGAAATGAAATTGCTGGCCCTTGGGGCGTCGTGAGGTTTTTAGAAAATACCGATTTGAATATATTTGACAATATAAACGTTTCAATTATTCCCCTAGTAAATCCCATGGGGTTTAGAATGAATATGAGGCATGGGGGATATGGTGACGATTCTAACAGGGGATATATAAAAACTGATGATATACAACATATTCCTCAATTGTCTAAAGAAGGAGAGATTTTGAGGTCACACGGGGCTATCTATAAAGACTTGGCCAAGGATGGGTTGATATGTCTCCACGAGAATCCTGGATACGATTTTGACTATTTCATATACGGATATGAAAAATCGGCAGAACCAGGAAATTTCACCAATCTATTCAGAGACATAGAAACCAAATATTTCCTTCCTTTTGGATTTGGTGAATCTCCAAGTAAATGCGATGCCGTGATTGATTCGATTGTTTTCAAAAGATTTGATGGTGGATTTCAGGATTGGCTTTTTAGAGAGGGCATGACAGACAGGGCCGTTGTTACGGAAACTCCTGGAAATCAACCATTGGAAAAACGATTGAAGTGTAATGTTGAGATGATTGAAGCATTCATAAATTGGATACGAGATAATACATGAGACTAAATGAATTTTTAAGTAAAGAAGATTTTTCAAAGAAATCAGAAGAAATATGCGATATATTAAGAAAAGAATGCTTTGATTTTATCGTGGAATCCAAAGGTCAATCTCTTTATAGGGCAACATATCAGCCTGTGAATCATTATAGATTATTTCAATCTCATGTTAAAAGCGGTCGTGAGCCAAGAAATACACCACCAGAGGTTCATGATTATTTGAATGACTTGTTTATAGAACATCTTGGATGGAAGGAACGAGATGGTGTTTCTACAATGGGGCATGAATCTGGTTATTATGGTTATGCGTATTTGTTTTTTCCTGTAGGCGAATATCAGTATGCTTGGGCAGATGATATTTATGATATATATATTAAAATAAATGATATTGCTGATGAGGTTACGGGCCAGAGATCTATTCCTCATCTCTTCTTTTTGGATAAGTATAAGGAAGAAGCAAAAATAAGATTACAACAATTAGTGAAATCATATAACGATGATAGACTTGCAGAAGCAATTCATCAAGATGCGGAAGTAGTTTTTAATTGTAAAGAATATTATCTTGTCAGTCAAGTGTATTTGGAAGATATAAGAAAAGCTATGAAGGTTAGGAAGAAATATATAAAGTAGAGGGATTATAGATGAGATTGAATGAATTTATATCAGAAAAAATGATGGATTTTCCTCATGTAAGGCAGAGCACAAATTACTCTTGTGGTGCAGCCGCTGTTCAATCAGTTATAGCATATTATGAAAACGATATGCCGAGAGAAACCGAAGTGATGAAATGGCTTCATACCGTTCCCTGTGATGTGATGAATATCGGCTCGGCAATTCAATCCGTTATATCTTTTCTAACAGAGCGTGGATATACTCTTGAACATAAGGAATATTTTACTATAGAAGAGGTTGTTCAATATATTCAACGGGACATTCCTGTAATTGTCCTGATGCAAGCATGGGCAGAGCAAAGACCAAAAGACTATTCTATGACATATACCGATGGTCACTATATTGTTGCTATCGGTTATAACTTATTTCAGAAGAGATTATTTTTCGCCGACCCGTCTTTGGAAACAAGGGGATGGCTGGATTTTGATGAATTGAATGCGAGATGGCATGCAGTTGACGAAACAGGGAAAAAAGTAGAACATTATGGTTTTGCAGTTTCAGGAAAGAAACCAAATTTCAGTAATAAGGTAATTAAAAAAATAGAATGAGACTAAACAATTATTTGGAAGAAGAAAGACGAAGCAGAAGTGTTAGTGTTACGACGAAATGGGTGAAAGATTTCATTTCTCATAATGATAATTCTGTTGAATCTTCTTCATTATATAGAGGCATCAAAGGGGCAACAGAACCATATTATTTTACAGACCCATCTAAAGGGGAGAGAGGTTCACGAGACACCTTTATATTCTATGTGTTAATGATGGATAATTTTCCAGAATGGAAGGAATATCCAAAACGAAGCAAATCAATTATTATGGGAACGAGTGATGATGTTGCCTATTCTTATGGTACGGCTATATATAGAGTTTTTCCAGTAAATAATGCTAAAATAGCAATCTCCCCGAAATTTGATGTGTGGTCTGCTTTTGTCTTTTCTCTTGGCTCGGGAATTGAAACTTTTAGCATTGAATTGAATACTATTTTTGGTCTTTTTCGCGAAGAGATACACAAGGAACAAAAAATAACATATGAAGAATTATTGAAAAAATTTAGTATCGCGGATAGGCCCAGAAATAAAGAAAGAATTAAAACATATTATCAAGAAATGAGTTTAGGCTTAATGCGCAGTAAAATATTTCATGATAAATCTGAATATATCAATACACCTAAACTTAAATTAGTGGATGTTTTGAGAGAAAAAATTAGTCCTAAAAATAACAATTTTGAATTGATAACTCTGAATAAACATATGATTCTTCCTCCCAGACGGGAAGCGTGGACGGATAGTGAATGTGTTCTGGTGAGCGTAAATTCTTTAAAAAATATTTTAGATCCATCATTGCTTTGAGGGTTTTTAGATGAGATTAAATAATTATATATTGGAAGATAAAGCAGATAAGTATACAATGATTTCTGAAAAGAAAGCAATGGAAATAGTCAAGGCCAAATGTTCCGATGCCCATAATAGTGATACGAGATTATTTAGGGGATTGAATAGAACCGATCCCGCCTTTATCTATAAGCCATCATTATCACCGAGACATTCAAAAATTAGAATAGAATTTTTGATGTTACTTGCCGACAATCTTCCATCATGGAAAGAATATCCAAAAAGGTCATTATCTATTTCTACTATAACAGGGAAGATGGGGCCAGGTGAATTTGGTAGTGTTTTATATAGAGTGTATCCTTTTAATGGGGCGAAATTGGCGGTCTGCCCAGCAATAGATTTTAATCAGGGTTCATTTAAGAAATCTTTGGGTGATATAGGTGAAGCAAGACTATTATATTATCTTCAAGATATATTTGACAAAATTTTTAATTTGAAGGGGAACATAGAAAAATGGACAGACTTTGTTAAAGTTTTAAGTCTATGTGATAAGAATAAAGATAAGATTGAGAAGTGGTATAGAACAACACAGCCAGAATTGGTACAAAAATATTTTATAGACCATGTAAAATATTTTGGTAGGAATATCAGTTTTTTGGATGCTCTTGATGAAGCACTTGACCCTAAAAAGAATGGATTTCGTATTGCTAATATCAAAACACAAATTCCAGAGGGGAAGGAAGTGTGGACAGATTCGGATTGTGTTCTTATTTTTAAAGGAAAAGCAGAACGCCGAGGATTTTCGGAGTTGATAAAATGAGATTAGAAAATTATCTTGAAGAAAAAATAAAATATGATGATAAAACAAGGTCTTCAGTTTTGGATTTGGCAAAGGGCCGAGAATTTATTTATTCATCTTGCTCTAAAGCACTTGATGCTCCTTATGCTATATATAGAGATTCGGCCACAACAGGAGATGTTCTTCTTGTGGAACCATCAAAATATGAAAGATATTCTGCCAATACTTTTAATTATTATACGTTGATGATAGATAATTTTCCAGAATGGCAAAAGTATCCCAAAAGAAGCAAATCAATCATTTGTTCTACAAACCCAATATATGCCGAAGCCTTTGGTGAAAACTTATATAAAGTGTTTCCTATTGATGGAGCAAGAATTGGAGTATGCCCTAATTCTGATATATGGCCAACAAATATTGGTGGTAAAGCCCAATTGAGCGACCTTGTTGAAGCTATTGATGACTTATTGATTATTTTTTATAATAACATTTTACACGAGGCCAAACCCGAATTGATAGACAGGGATTATAATAAGTTTAAAAAAGCTATGGAACTTATTGATAAGAACTTTGAGAAATTTGCGCATGAGTACAAAAACACAGGGCAGGAATATTATTCTAAGAAATATTATTGTAAGATTTGGAATGAATTGAAATATTTTTCCAAGAAGGTCTCTTCTATTGATTTTTTGCGAAAGATTTTCAATCCAGAGACATGTAAATTTGAATTGAAAACATCTGGTGATTCTCTTCCTCTTGATAGAGAAGTCTGGATTGAAGATAAATCTGTTTTAGTCAACAGGGATGTCTGGAAAAAAATATTTTATTAAAATGAGGGCCGATTATGAGACTTGGTGGATTTATAGACGAAATAAATGAAACTGAATTAATTCAAGAAAGCATAAATGACTTGGGTATATTCAAAGCTGTTTTTATGGCAGGCTTCCCTGGCGCAGGGAAAACATATGTCTTGACAAAAGTTAAATCGGGACAAATTGAACCGCGAATGGTTAGTGTTGATAGATATGTTGAATTTAAAGATCCCAATGGTAAAGATTATATGGCGTTTTATGATAGATCAAAAACTGTAACAGCCACACAACTTCTTCTTTATATCAATTCTCTTCTTCCTCTTGCCGTTGATGTTACATCTTCAAAGTCAACCACGGTTATCAGAAGATATAATATTCTGGAAAATTTGGGTTATGATATGGGTATGATATTTGTAAATACTTCTGCCGAAACATCATGGGAGAGGATACAGCAAAGATCAAGAAAAGTTGATCGAGATAGTTTTTTAAGATACTATGATCAAATCCAAAAAACGAAGGAATTTCTAAAAGGTAAATTTCCATTTTATATAGAAGCGAAGAACGATACGGGGGAATTGACTGATGAGGTTGTTTTAGGATCATATAAGAAGGTTTCATATTTTTATGAATCAAGTATAAAAAATCCAATTGGCCAGGGTTATTATAATTTAATGAAAAGTTATGGCTGGAAATATTTTACTCCCAATGTAATGCCCATGGCAGAATTGAAAAGTAAGATTGCTGATTGGTATAAATGATAGGAGATAAAAATGACTTGTAAAAAATGTGAAATTGATAAATTATGGACAGACGAATATTTTTATAGAAGGTCAGACAATGGAAGATTGAGAAAAATATGTAAAGAATGTGTTATTGATAATCAAAGACAATATAATTTGAAACATAGAGATGAACAATTAAATTATCTACATTTATATTACGAGAATAATAAAGGAGAAATGATTAAACAAATTATACAATGTGAAAAAAATCGTATTCAAAGTGATATACAATTCAAAGTAATTAAAAGATTAAGAAGTCGTATGTATTCAGCATTAAAAGGAAATTGGAAATTTGGTCATACAATTGAATTACTTGGATGTTCTATTGATGAATTCAAAAAATATTTTAAAGAGAAATTTCAGCTTGGAATGAATTGGGATAATTATGGTAAATGGCATATTGATCATGTAAGACCATGTGCTTTATTTGATATGAGCAAAGAAGAAGAACAGAGAAAATGTTTTCATTATACCAATCTTCAACCATTGTGGGCAAAAGATAATATTTGTAAGGGAGGAAAAATAAAAAATGAAATTTAAAGATTTTTATGAAAGACCCATTATGAAGAAAACGGAAGATATAGAAGAACGATTTGTTCTTTCTGAATCCACCCATATAGAAAATACTGATATGGAGCACTTCAAAAAGGTATTGAAAAATCCTACACATGGAAAATATGTATTAAGGAGTTACAGGAATAATTATACTGATGAAGAAAGAGAAGTAGACATTCTTGCTCTGGAAGGAAGAACAAGAATCGTGTTGACTTATAATGCTGATTTCTTGGAATTTACACAGGAAATGGTTGATTTATGTGACGATTTAAATTATACCACCAAGTATGATAAAGAAAGACAAATAAACACACAAACTCTTACGATATATAAGTAAAATGAAAGCCAAAAGATATATAGCAGAAGCAATAGCAGGTGATAGAGAAATACTTGATTTTGTCAAGAAACAATGCAGTAAATATCTTGCGGAATCAAAAGGTAATACTCTTTGGAGAGCGATTCCGCGTAGAATCAATAAGTATGAAGTTGTTCAATCGCATATTAGCAATAGGGCACCAATGAATGTTCCTTTGGAATTTCATCATTATCTCAATTCTATTTTTGAAGAAAAGTTTGGCTGGCCTGTTAGAAACGGAACATTTTCATATAGTGACAAAGAGAAAACATATTTTTATGGTCAGCCTTATATGTTTTTTCCGATTGGGGATTATAAGTTTGTATGGTCTCCTAATGTATCTGATCTTTTCGGTGCGTTATATTCTTTTATACCAAAAGAATATTTCGAACATTCAAGTTCTATGGGTGTATGGTGGAAAAAAAAGCCAGAAGAAGCAAAGAAAGTGGTGAGAACATTGTTAATAACATATACTGATAAAAATTTGGTTGAAGCAATAAAACACAGAGTTCATTTGGTAAGAGACGAAGGTTGCGAAATATCATTCAAATGTGGTAATTATGTTTTAGTGGACGAAGAATATCATTATTTATTTGCGTAAAAATATGAGATTATATAAGAATATAAATGAAGCTAAAAATTATAATAACTGGATGTTTCCTTCTCACGAAACAATGGTGGCGGATTATGAAGAATATAAGAAAAAGGAACAGACCAAGTGGAAATCTAGGGTTGATCGCATTGGTTCACGATTTCCGATATTCAAAGATTTTGAACATTTTCAACAAGCGTTGAAAAATGCCAAAGTAATAATATTGACAAAAAATATTGATGATAGAATAATGAATAGAAGCCATTCATTTAGCATAGAAAATTTAAAAGGTTTGGTTTCTTCATATATTCGCCCGCGCGATGTTGATAGAATAGTTAGCGGTTTCGAGGACAATGATAAAATTCCTTATCCTATTGTATTGAAAGGCAGCAAAGGAATGTGGATAATGGCAGGTAATACAAGACTTGATACATCATTCATTATGGAAATAACACCGAAAGTATTGATGGTTGATGTTTCTGATAAGGTAATGGAAGAACAAATACCTATAACTGCTGATAGAATTATTTATAAAAGAACTTGGTGGTCGTGGATTGTATTATAGATTTAGGCGGTTTCCTATGGTAGATAATATTCTGAAAATGGATGTAAGAAAAGATCGACAACCAAAAGATATGTCACTTGATATGCAAAGAATATTTGACCATATGTTTTTTAAAAAATTTGGATGGAAACCACGATCAGAGGGTGTATTTGCTTTGCCTCAATCTGAAATACTGGATGATGCGACATATAATTATGGCAAACAATTTATATTTTTTCCTATTGGAATATATAAGTATATTTGGTCTTCAAGAATAATTGATTTATATGGTTCTATTCCTGCTTTACGTGGCAAGGATAAAAACGAAGAGGCCAAAAGATTGGTTAGCAGTTATATAGACAATAGTCTTCCTATGGATACACCACATGAAGTTACATTTTTGTGTGAATATTATTACTTGGTAAACATGAAATATGATAAAGCTATCAGGAATGCTATATGAGATTGAATACTATTTTGAAAGAAGAAGAAGATAGAAATACCAGGTGGGAAGAACTGAAAGTCTTCATTCAGAAGCATTGTGTCAAATTCATGATAGAATGCGCCGAAAAGAATATTATCTTGTGGAGAGGTTCTAATAAATTTCCTATTGATCCCTATAACATATGGGATGTATATCCATCTCGTATTTCTAGTGGAAGAGCACCGATGAGTACAAGTAAATTTCTTCATGATCTGGCAAATAAAACATTCATTGAGAAATTTGGTTGGCCTGTTCGAGACGGGATTTTTACCACCAAAGATTTTAGTGTAGCAGATAGTTATGGGAGAGCATTTATTTTTATTCCTGTGGATAGTTATCAGTATGCGTGGTCTCCTAAAATTTCAGATTTTTATATGTATGTAACATCACAAACTACTAAATTAACATATTTTGATATTGGCGGTGGTGATCCTGATGCTATGATGTATCGTTTATGGATAGAAAAATATGGGCCAAAAACAATTCATGATAATGGTGGTGAATGGTTTGATGTTGTTAAAAATGAAATTATCAAAATGGATAGTTATGAAAAGAAAAGTAAAGTCTTTTTATCTAACCATAAAGTAGGAGATGAAATAGTTCTTGGTGTCTATCATAAACGAGCAGAAAGAATAAATGTTTTTTGGAAGCCAACAGTTGATTTTAACCAATTTAAGAAAGAAGAATGGCTTCAACTGGAAGGAGAAATGCGAAGTATTGTTAATACATATACAGGTAAAGTTTTAGTTGCGGCGAACGAAAAACATGAAATTCTTTTCAATTGTGATAAATATATTATGATATGGGTGCCGAGAGTTGAGTCAACTGAAAAGGAAAAGATACTTTCTGAATATTTTAAAATATTGAGGGAATACAAATGATAGATATACTTGAGAAAATAAAATTTATTTTGGAACAGAACGCAGTAACTTCATATGGCAGACAGGCTCAACAGCAGAAAACCGCCACATCAAGTGCATATAAATCATCTGTCACGGCTCAGAGGTCTGCTGCCGCTTCAAGAGTAAGAACACAAAAGGCTCGACAAGCAACTCCAAAGAAAAGCACTCAAGGCCCATCTAGTAATAAAGAATGGTGGAATAAAATCAAAAGTCAGAGACAACGACATTCAGACGTTATAAATAAAAGAAAATCGGCCAATACAAGTGGCTATCAATCGAGATTAGCAAGGACAAAATAATGGAAAAAGTAAACATCAATGTGGGAACGTTGCCTAATGTAGTTTGTGATTGCGGTAATGAATTTTTCGAAAACCTATTTATCGTGAAAAAACTTTCTGCTTTACAAAGCCCAACAGGCAAAGAAGAAGCTATGCCAATTCCTCTTATGATTTGTAGTAAATGTGGAAAGAGTTTGGAAGAAATTCTAACAAAACCTACATTACAATGAGACTTGAACAATACATAACAGAAAAAAGATCACCAGTTGATATTCCGGGCTATGATATGGAAAAGAATGCATCTATTATTAAGACGGATTGCCAGCCCTTTTTCAAGGAAAATACTTCTGGTAGATTTCTCTATCGCGGTACAAATAAAAGTATAGGTGAAATAGAGAAAATAATTCCAAGAAAAGAAAGAAAACCTTCTGATATGCCACGATTTTTGCACAATGAATTGAATATAGTATTCGCAAAAAAGTTTGGATGGCCAGTAAGAAATGGCGTATTTGCTACTTCAGATGATCGCGAGGCTGAAGAATATGGTGATCTATACTTATTTTTCCCAATAGGTAATTACAAATATGTTTGGTCTCCGAAAATACCTGATCTTTGGAAGTTGTTTGATAAAAATACCGGTATTTTCAAAGATTTGATGCATATGACGAGTATCAAACCAAGCGAGGAAAAATATTTGGAAAAATCTGTTGATACATATATAGATAAAGATTTATCAAAAGCAATGAAAACAAATAAATCCCATGAGATTTCTTTTTTGTGTGAAGCATATTATATGATAGACCCTCTATACGAAGAATATCTATTATAAATCTGGAACAATCCCATCAATGGCATCGCCTTCCTCCAATACATGCTCGATGATATTGAAACCCTCAGAACCATAATATCGAGACCTCTTCACACCAAATTCCAATAAATATTTGATTTCATCCACTATATCGAATACAACAGAACCTTTTGATTTATCGGTATGAAGTCTCAGTGACCTGCCGATGGATTGTAATACTCTTATTTTGCTTTTGAATGGGGATGTCAGAACGATATATTTGAGGGATGGGATGTTTATGCCCATCTGGAATGTTCCATAGGTTGCTATGAGAATTATGTTCTTTCTTTTTTCGCATTCCTTTCTCCATTTTTCTCTCTCTTCAACATCTACTCCACCATGGATGAATACGATTTCTCGCAACCATAAATTATTACATCCTTTGAAATAATCAAATAATAACTGTCCTTCTTTTTCTATTTTTCCAACAAGCAGAAGAATGTTATGGTCAACGGCTGATACTATATAATGGAGCAACATCATTCTATATTTGTTTCTGAAAATCTTGTCCTTTATATCGTTATATTCTCCATCATATTCTTGCTGATATTTCAGGTTGATTGAGACAACATTACATTTGCTTATATAACCTTTTTCTGCCAATTCATTTGCTGTATATTCTCTCCATACAGGGCCGATGAACGCCTTGACATTCCATAAATCCATTTTTGATGAGGGGAGGGTTCCAGTAAGACCATATCGGTATTCTGCGCTTGTGCATTTTTCCATGATCTTTTTTATTTCATGTGCTTTTGCCTGATGGACCTCATCACAGATAACACAATCATATAATTTCAATGCGGTATGGTTGTCTTTCAATGTTTGCCAAGTTGATATAACAATCGGTTTGTCAAACTCTTTTGCCTTTTCCCAAACTTGTCCTATATCATCTTTTGGTATGCCATATTCAATCATATCATTTTTGAATTGTTCGACAAGGGAAATTGTAGGAACAATAATCAACGAATGTTTTACTGGAAGATTTTTTATGATATAAGCTATGACCAAACTCTTCCCGCTTGCCGTTGCTGCCCTGAAAATTCCTTTGGAATACTTCAAAGCGATTTCTATCATCTCTTGCTGGTAATCTCTTGGGGGCAATTTCAAATCATATTTTATTTCGCCCACTGATGGATTTTTGAACATATCCATTACATCTTTTTCTACTTTCATTTCCAGCATCGGATATTCGTCTTTTTTGAAACGGATGAGATCTATGAATAAGCCATAAGGAAGGGTATTTCGGTATGCATTATACATGCTTATCTTCCCAGACCAATAGCCCGATTTGAATTTCGGGTTGAATTGATAGTTTTCTACATAGTCTGAAAAGTGATTTTTTACTGCATCAAGAAAACCTTTCTCTTCGAAGTCTGCATCCAATGTTATAAATAACTTTCCGTACTTCTCTACTCTTATCATTTACATACCGATTTTGGTTGTCTCAATGAAGGACTTCATTGACCAGGACATTTTTTCAAGAGAGGATGCGCAAAGTTCGAAGAAATCTACTCTCTGTTGTTGTCTTCGTATCAATTTATTCAACTGAATAATTTTGGGATCTTTGGGAAGGTAGTATGTTGTAATTTCTGATGGTTTCAAATCTTTATCGCCTTCAAACCGATAATGGTCATATAAATCACAGATTGTTTTTTCTTTCAGCGCATTCAATTTGTCAAGTTGTATTCTTTCTTTCATGTAAAGCTCTTTATATTTGACCACTTCAAATGTATTGGTTTGTAATTTTTCCAATATGCTGAACTCTGTAAATTGTACCATCGTTTCTATTGGATGTTGTTGTATCAGTTCCTGCAATAATTCTTCTTCAGTTTTTTCTGGTTCTTCGGCCATAATTTCTCCTGTAATATCTCTATTTATTATAGCATAAATGAGCAGGAAAGTAATCATTTTCTTTTTTTGTTTCAAAGAGTTATTGTAAAATAAGGAAAATTCAATGGGTTTACTTTTGGCCTATTTTCTGTTATAATAGATATATGAGAAAAATTATTTATAGATGCGATGAAAGAGATCCTGATGATGAAGAAGATATAAATGAAGTCTGCGTGTTCTGTATTATGGAATGTAAAAAATCCAGTTCGGAGATTGTGTCATGTTCTCCGACCTATGAACCATATTGGTGGTAAAACATGGATAGTGTAAATTTGGAACGCCTGATAATAAAGACGGCATTGGAAGACAAGCCTTTCTTGGTGACTATAAGTTCTGTGTTTCAAGATAATTACTTTGAAGATTTGACTATCAGAAGTGTTTTTACATTACTGAAAGGCCATGTTCAAAAGTATGATAACATAATGCCAAGGTCTGGTGTTATTTCTGAAATAGGAACGGATGAAGTAAAAAATCTATTCAAAGAAATAGATGCTCTGGATTTCAATGTTACAAAAAACTACGAATGGGTATTTGACGAAACGAACAAATATCTGAAGGAAAGAGCAATCAAGTGTGCTATATTGGATTCAGTTGAGTTGATTGAGAAGAAGGAAGCATATGCGCAGATTTCTTCTTTGATTGAAGATGCTCTTATCAGAGATTTACGGATTGATTTGGGCATCAATTATTTTGATACATTGAATGAACGCATCAGAAGGATTTTGGAAAACAGTACCATTCGAGTTCCGACATACTATCCAGAATTTGATGAATATATAAATGGTGGCTTTCCTCCATATACATTGTCTGTTTTTGTTTCCAGGATTCATGGTTGGAAGTCGGCAACACTGGCAAACTTCACGGCTCGACAAGTTATGCATGGTCATAATGTTTTGTTATTGACTATGGAAATGGCGGAAGATGCCTTTGCCCAAAGGTTTGATGCTATCTTTACAAAACTTGATATAAACAAAATGTATAATGTAAAGACAGAAACCTTGAAGATGATACAGGGGTTGAAGGCAGTAAAAGAAACTCCAGGCAGGGGCCAGTTATGGATAAAACAATTTCCTACTGGGGAAGCAACAGTTCTCGATTTCAAGCGATATGTCAGAGAATTGAAAATGAGGGGCGTCATTCCCTCTATCATTCTTGTTGATTATATAAACTTGATGAAGTCAGCGGAAGATGTTGGAACAGAATTATATTCCAAAGTCAAAAAAATATCTGAAGAATTGAGAGCATTGTCTTTTGTTTTTGATTGTCCTGTTATTACGGTCTCACAGTTGAATAGGCCAGGATCGGTTGTTGCATTCGATGAATTGGATTTCGTATATATCTGTGAGTCGATGGGTCTTCCTGCTACCGCAGACTTCATGATGATATATGGTGAAGATGAGGACAAAATGGTTTATGAAAGCGAGTTGAATTATATCATCATAAAAAATAGATTGGGTGGTCGTGTAAGGGAGCAGAACAAATTTTACTATGATTCTCGTTCATTGAAGATGTATGACCAATCGGAATTGGATTTGTGGATGGAAGAAGCAAAGATTTCTGGTGATGATAGAAAACTTGCCGAGCAGAAGGAAGAGAAAAGGGTTCCAGGAAGGAGTAAGAGATGATTTGTCCTACATGTATGATAAAATGTTTTATGATTTGTCCATCTTGTTTTGAGGGAGTATTTTCCAAGTGGCATGAAACTGAAGATGCAAAAAAATTTGGAGCGGAGATGAAAAAAGAGCGGAAAGAAAAAGAGGACAAAAAATGAAAATTGGTGATAGAGTAGAAATATTGAGACAAGATATTTTTGCTTTGAACCATCGCAAAATTCGTACTGGAAGAATAAGAAGTATTGATGGTGCTTATATTCTGGTACGCCCTTCTTGGTGTTGGTGGATAACTGAGGTGTATCCAAACGAGATAAAAGTATTAGGTAAATGGAAGGGCAAGGCTCGAATAAAAAGAAGAGGAAGAAAATGACAGAAACCAGAAAACTTGATTTGATAAAAAATACAATGGTAGCATGGAAAGAAGGTGGATTATCTGATAAAACAGTCTGTAAAATAATCCATGATATTCTTTTTACAAAATCAATAGCCGAGGAAGAAAAAATTCAAGGAAGAAAAAATGACAAAACTTAATCGAATAAAAGAAGCAATAAAAGATTGGGGAGATGGAAAACTTTCATCAGGCGGTTGTTGTTTTGCAATAAATGATATTCTTTATTGGAAACCACCAACAAGAGAAGAAAAGAAACAGATGATAGAGTGGGGAGAAAAAGAAATGAAGGAATTAAGGAAAAAAGGAGTGATAAAATAATGTCAAGTCCAGTTATGATAAAATGTTGGAAATGTGGCCAATTTTTTTATTTCATTCACGATGTAAGAACCAAATGCCCGAATTGTGGCGAAGAGTATAAATCTTTCAGAGATTGAGGAGTTTTATGAAAACAATTATAAGTTGCCATCTTGACAGCGTGTTTACTTCTCCAATGGCAGATGTAAAGAACGGAATACATACAGGATGCTGTGATAATCTCAGCGGTGTATTGGCAGTTGCACAACTTATACAGAATGATGATATTTGTATTGAATTTACGAACGGGGAAGAGACAAATTTGGAAGGTGCGAAATGGGTTGCCAATCATTATTCTGCGAGTGAATGGTTTATCATTGTGGTTGATACTACTGATAGGTCAACTCATTGGAAAAATATACAGTTCACGGTAGAAAATCCAGGTCATGTTGATATAAAACATATCAAGAGGGCATTGAGACCTTTCTATGGAAAATATAAATTGAGGGAGTTTGGTGTCGAAAGCGAAGCATGGCTTTATAAGAGAGAAGGATTTTCCTGTGTAGAGATTGATGTCCCTGTTGCACTTGGATTGCACAATCTTCATAATAAAGCAAAAGTGTCAGACATTATAATTTGTTCAGAGGCAATGAAAGTGATTGCTGATTATATGAAAGAGAAAACACGGGAACAAATTTTACCTGTTGAACATACAGAAGAAAGACGATAAAATGGAAGAAGATATTATCAGAGAATTTCAAGGCAAATACAGATGGTTGTCAAATTTCTGGTTTTTTGATGGGACAACGGTGGAACATTTATATCAAGCTGCGAAAGCAATCAATAAGAAAGATGAAGAATATATTCTTTCTTCTTCTAATCCTGGTGTTGCAAAACGTCGAGCGAAAATGATACACCTGCGCGAAGAGTGGGAAGATATAAAAGTTGGTATTATGCACAATCTTCTTCAAAGAAAATTCAAAAATCCTATATTGAGAAAGAACCTTCTGGCAACAGGAAATAAAATTCTTCAAGAAGGGAACAGATGGTATGATACTTTTTGGGGTATAGATTTGAGAACTGGGCTGGGAGAAAATAACTTGGGTAAACTTATTATGCAAGTAAGAGATGAAATCCGTCAAGAAGGAATACCCAAAATTGATAAGGAATTATTTAAAATTGACTGATAAACAAATCAGAATGCTCCAATTATTGGATGAACAAATTTTATCCTGCACCAAGTGCGAACTTCATGTCAATGGTCATGCCAAGCCTTATTGGATTGAAGATGCTCGATATATCATTGTAGGAGAAGCACCAGGATTGACAGAAATTCAACAATGCACACCTTTTGTTGGCAAGGCAGGAGAAATTCTCTGGAATACCATGAAGAGATATTGTTTGTATAGAGAGGATTTTCTTATTATCAATTCTGTCAATTGTCGTCCTGTAGATGGAAATAAGAATGGTAAACCAACTCCAACTCAAATGAGGCTGTGCAAATCGTGGATAGATAAATACTTGTATGTTCTGCAACCCACAAAAATTCTTTTATTGGGAAAATACGCGGTAGAAACTATGTGGTCTCCTGTAAGAAGTATTATTAGCATCAACAGTGACGTTGCCGTAAATAAAGTTTATGGAGCATGGATGATGTTTTCTGTTCACCCAGCCTTTTGTATCTATAATGAAAATCAAGGAAAAAAATTATTAGAGGAAAGCATAAGAAAGTTTAGTGAATTATTATGAGCAAACAAACTAAATACGTTGATATTTTGGTTGACGGCAGAGGATATGTTGGTCTTATTGAAGAACAAAAAGCAATAGGTTATATTATTGCTCCATGTATTTCAATAATAAAATATATGAGCGAAGATGCTATAATCAAATGGATTGAACAGGCTTGTGAGATGGTGAAGGAAACAAGCGAAGGAAAAGATGCTTCTGTTAATAGAAAAATTGGTTCAATAATAACACATTTAAAAGAAAGGGAATATACATTAGAAGAACTACAGCAAATAGCTGTAAACATTCATCTGAATTGTTCTGATTTGGGGTTGCTCCCAGGATTTAAATATGGGAAGGTGGATGCTAAAGGTAGGATTGTATCGAAGAGAGATATAAATCCTGAGTATTTGTCAACATATAAACTAGAAAACAAATAGGAGAACACAATGAGACAGTACCTAAGAGTGGAAACTTATATTGGTCGTGTCGCGGGTGTGGATGTTGATGTTGTTTATGAGGACGAAAAGAAAAAGATTATAAAAGATATGTTTGGTATAAAAGTTTTGGAAAATGTGGGAAAGTATTGGATAGTGGCGAATCAGCATAAGAATATTTCTGATATGCCCCAAGAGGAATTGAAAGCAGGAAAATTTTTATTATAGGAGGTGAAATAGTAACTTTGGCCATTGTAGCAGATAGTAAAACTTTTATTATGGAAGGAGAATTAAAATGCTAAATATGGAGAATAAAATTCAATTGGAAGAAAAGAAGAAACAACAAATCATTCCTGGTGATGTTTCAGAAAGTGTATATTTTCAGATGAAAGATGAAACAAAAAAACAGATATATGATTTACTCGATGATTCTTTGGTCATGGTTCAAGACTTATTAGGAGATATGCAAAGAAAAAGGAAAACGAAAGGCATCGAAAATATGTGGTTGGTTTCAGAAAATTTGGCCAAAGTAAAAACACTTGTTGATGATAGATTATAAGAAAAAGGGGAACTTCGTTCCCCTTTTTCTTTATTTTCTCTTACCTACCGAAAAGAGAATATATTATTTTCCATCTTATAATGCACCAAATATAGCTTACGATACTTTCAAGTTGGTAGGTGGCGCAGGTGCAATGAAATCGAAAGGGGTTGTTATCGTTGCTATGTCAGATTCATTTCCTGCATTATCGACAGCAGTTAATCCCAAAGTTACATTTCCGTTTACGGATGGCATTCCTGCTACAGGAATTTGTATGGTTGTTACCTTTCCTAAATCCAAATATGTCGTGCTATAATCAATTACAGCAGGGGGTACGGCCCATCTCAACCTGTATCCCACAACATCAGTATCAACGCTTGCGCCCCACGTCAATGTATATGTCCTTATTTTTGCCATTACTTCTTCACCTCCTTATTTTATTATTATAGGACCTATTGGTCCTGACGGTCTCCACCGTATTTTCCATGCTCCATTTACTCCTGTTATTAATTTCGCACAACCAGCATCTGTTGATTGGCACCAATCAGATGGGTCAACCCCTGCTTTTGCTGCCCTCACCTCTACAGTAAATACTCCACTCATCGGTTTTGCTATGGTTATGCCTGTTGTGGTTATTTGATATTTCCAGATTTGTCCCGAAATGTCTCTTATAAGCCAAACATCATAATAATCTACTGTTGATGTTTCATCCCAATTAATTGTTACAGTATTCTTTGTTAAGGTATATGCTCCATCTTCAAATTTGGGGTCTTGACCATTTGAAGAAGATGTAAAAAAGAGCATCATGAGAAGGAAAAAAGGGATGATGTAATTTTTAAGATTGAAAATTCTCTTTCTCATGTATCTATTTATGTTCGTTCCTTGCTTTTGTAAACTACTGATATTAAAATATTTTTTTGATTGTAGCATTTTGTGTTCTCCTTTATATAGGATTTTCTGCTTATATTATAACACAAATTGAACGAATTGTAAATATAAAATGGTGTCCTTGAAGAAAGAATTTTACCTATACAATTGCTTCCGAATATGGTATAATAATAATATGTTTCGGAATATATTTTATAATTCAAGAAATAGTCAAATACATTTATGGGAACAATTTTCTGGAAAGGATGAGTATACATGTATAGATTGGACGCCATATGTGTTTGTGCCCTCTGTCGATGGAGAAATCAGGAGCATCGAAGGCCAGTCTGTTCAGAAAAAAATTTTCAAATCTTACACAGAATATTATGAATATCTGAAAAAGAATAGTGATGATGAAAATGTTTTTGAAAATAATGTAAAACCAGAAATTCAATTTCTTGCTGAAAGATATAGTGGAATTGCTGACGATAAGATGGAAGTTCCCAAACTTACCGTTTATTTTTTGGATATAGAAAACTATAGCGAGACGGGATTTTCTAAACCTTCAGAAGCAAATGCTCCTATAGTTTCTATTTCTGTTCATAATGCATTGAAAAACAGGACAACCGTTTTTGGTTTGAAGGAATATAATGGTAAATGGAAAGGCCAGGAATTTTTGAATTATATTCATGCTAGAGACGAAAAGACACTTTTGAGAATGTTTTTTATTTTCATGAATAGGTATCCTTGTGATGTAATTTCAGGTTGGAATGTTCTCGGTTATGATATTTTATATCTGATAAATAGGACGAAAAAATTCTTTGG